GAATATGGAGACTGCTGCGAGGGACGACTTAATATGGCTGACGTAAGAAGTATTAATAATCACCGCACGCTCGCGCCGGATCAGGCGACGGTGCTGCAGTGCAAGGCTGGCGGCGGGGAGTACACTCCCATCGGCGGTGAAAATGGAAAACAGTGCATGCTGTGCGCGATGGACAAGAAGGAACACGCCACCATCCACCTGCGGCCGAGGTGCCAGCACTGCGGCGGGGACGGCACGCGCCTGGCGGCGATCCCGATGCGGCTGGGGCCGATCGACGGATTTCAGATCTTCTGTACACTTTGTGGACACACTGTCCACTACGGCGTCCTCGGAATAGCGCAGCAGCAGAGCCCGGTGCTTGCCCCTGATGGCGGCCCTTTGATTATGGGAGGGCGGTAACGTGCTCGACGTCAGATTCCGGCCCATGGAGGATCCGCGCAAGCACCGCTCCCGCAAGCGCTCGACGTTCCGCTCCAAGTGTAACGACACGATCAACCTGATCGAATACGAACTGGGGCGGCTGTCGGCGCGCGACATCGTGATCGAGGCGGGATTCCGGCTGACCCAGATCCGCAATGACGGCTGGCCTTACGCGGCGGCGGTCCCTTCCCATCCGGCGGTGCGGCTGTCGTTTAGTTCTCGCGGCAAGCCGATGGCATTCCCGTGCGACACCTACCTGACCATCGACGACAACCTGCGTGCGATCGGCCTCACGCTCAAGTCTCTTCGGGACATCGACCGCTATGGCGTGACGCAGGACGCGGAGCAGTACAAGGGCTGGCTGCGGCTGGAGGCCCCGCCCGCCGAGGACACACTGGATTACCGAAAGGCACTACAGTTCGTGGCCCTGCACAGCGGCATCTCCCCCAAGACGATCATGTCCGACGATGGCATGCTGAAGTTGGCCTTCCGGAATGCGGCTAAGAAGCTCCACCCGGATACCGGCGGGAACGAACCCGAGTTCAAGATCCTGCAGCAGGCTATGACGATCCTGGAGGGCGGTACGAATGCCACTCAATAGCGAGAAAATCCCCAACAACCCCCTGACCGGCGTGGAGTTGCAGGCCCGCGTGCTCTACGTCCTGCGCAAGCTCTTCGAGGAAAGGTTGCCGCCGCCGATCGACAAGGCGTTCCCGTCGATTCCGCTGGCGATGCTTGACCTCGAATGCCGCAACGACTACATCTTCTCGGCCATTGTGATCTACCCTTCCGTGAGTTGGCTCGCGACCTTCAAGGCGCATTTCACGGCTCCCGATGTCGAGCCGCTGGCGGTGCAGTACTCCCTCTCGGTTGAATTCAAATTCAGAAACATAACCATGCCGAAGCACCTCGTCAAGGTGCGCTCGACGCCTCCACCGCTGCCGACCAGCATCGTGGAGCGAGCCGAGACTGGCGTGGTGGCCTTCACGGTCTCCGAATCCGTCGAGAACCCGAATTTAATTCGCGTCAACTCAGGGATCCCCATCACGATCACCCGGGCGATCCGGCCCGAACCTGGCGAGTTCATCGGCAAGATCGAGCGGCACGACATCCAGTACGACAAGACGGACTACCCGGAGCCGCCGGAGCCGGTGGTGGTGGACATCTCCGAGGAGTGCCGGCGCGAGTGGGGCGTTCCGGAGCCGAAGGTGAGCGAGCCGTTGGACCTCGATTCCGTCGTGCTCAAGCCCAACCATCCCATCTCGGAGCACTTCTTGAAGCAGGCGAAGGAGCGCAGCCAGCCCGCCAAGACCGCCGGGAAGTACAGCCTGAAGGACAAGGCGGACCTGGACGCCATCGGGCAAGAGGAGTAGCGTGACCGGCATGGCCCTGCTTCGTCTCGTGGTTTGGCTCAAACGTATCGCCTTGGCGGTCGAACGTCTCGACGCACGCGATCAGATGCGCTACGACCGGGACTACCCGCCGGTGGGGGTGGACCCGCCCGGCAGACGTAAAATGGAAGTCTACAAGGTCAGCCTTGAAGAGCGCGAAGTCGCGGCCGAGCGGCGGCGAGTGGAGCGGCTTACGGGGATGAACCAGGACGAACTATAGTGGCAAAGGGTAAACGACTCGAATACGGCCCGACCGAGCAGATGGAGCAGAATGCTCTCGACAAGCTCGAAGTGACCCGCGAGGCCGTCTCGAACGTCCCGGCCATCTCGCACATCCTGAAGTCCGCGGCGGTCGATCCGTGGCCCTACCTCGAAGGCTCCGAGGATGTGAACGCGCGCCGGCTGATCGCGACCCGCCGCAAGATGACCTTGACGGAGTTCCGGCACTCGACCATCGAGGCCATCTGCCTGAGCGCGGGCGTGCCAACCAAGCAGGCCCTCTCGGTCATCATGGCCGAGGTCTTTCAGCAGTCGGGGCGCGCGGCCGAGCTGCTGTACGCGGCGAACCACCAGGGCGTGGTGCAGGCTACCATCGACTCAGCCAAGACGCCGTTCGGCGCCGCCGACCGGAAACTGTTGTTGCAGCATCAGGGGTTCGCGCCGGTCCCGAAGACGAACATCGTCAAGATCTTCGGTGGGCAGAACGTGCTCGGCGGCGCGCAGACCAACCAGACGGCGGTGCTTGCGCCGATGGAGGATAAAGCCAAGCGGCTGCAGGACCGGTTTAACGAGCGGCTGGGCCTGCCACCCACGGGCGAGATGGCGCGGATTGAAGCGCCGGAGCCGGAGCCGCTGGATGACTCGGGCGGGGACGACCTCACGGTTGAGAACGAAGACGACATCGAAGTTGAGGGCGACGAGATCGAGTTCGAGGAGGACACCGACGACTGATGTACTGCAATGAGGTAGTCGAGCAACGTCTGGAGGCCGCCCGCGAAGAGAACGGGTGGTTGCCGGAGTATCACTCGATCCCAGACATAGAGGCGTTCGATGCCAAACTGCTCGCGCGGTTCCCCAAGGAGCACGAGGAGGCCCGCCTCAACTCGGTCGGCACCGAAGACCCATCCAAGGCATTTCAACTCTCGATCACGCGGGCGCTGAACGATCCACGCAATCCCCGGCTGAATAAGGATGAAATCCGCTTCATCGACAACGAGCAGGCACTTGTGCAGTGCGATGCGGCGTACTATTTGACCCGCTACTACAAGATCAAGAATCGGCAGAACCTCATCCAACACTTTAGCTTTCAAGGTGGGCAGAGGATTCTGTTCAACGTGATTTCGGAATTGGAGCGGATGGGGCGCTCAATTGAGATCCTTATCAACAAAGCTCGTCAACTCGGGTGTAGCACGCTGGCGCAGGGTCTCATTGGGCACAAGGCCGAATTCTTCTACGGCACCAGTGGCGTCGTCGCCTCGGCAGACAAGGCCAAGACCGGCGAGATGGTCAAGATGATGCTGATGGGTTACGACATGCAGCCCTGGTGGCTACGGCCGCTGACCAGCCGGCGCGTCGAGAGTCAGAATGGCATGATTACCTGGGGTGCCATGAACTCAGGTATCAGTTTTCAGCACGGCAACCAGGTGAACCCGATCGCCATGGGCTCGACGCCGATCACCTACCACCTCTCCGAAGTCTCCAGCTTCTACGACGCGGCTTACGAACTGATCGACGTAGGCTTGTTCAAGTGCGTCCACCCCTCGCGGCATGTGCTCGGGTTCCTGGAATCAACGGCCAAGGGGAACACGGGATACTGGGCCGACACTTACTGGGGATCCAAGGCCGGATGGGAAAAAGGCACTTCTCGTCTGATGGCGCTTTTTTTGCCCTTCTTCTGTGCTGACGACATGTACCCGAACCAGACCGAACTGGAGACGCATCCGGTACCGGAGAACTGGCGGCCAGAGGACGAGACGCGGCAGATGATCGCCGAGAGCGAGCTGTACATCAAGTCAAACCCGATTCTTGAGAAGGTTCTGAAGCAAAGGTCCGGCCAGCCCGGAGACTGGAAGATGCCTCGCGAGAAGGCGTGGTATTGGGAGTGGAACTTCCTCGAAGCGCGCGGAAAAGGCCGAGAAAAAGACTGGTACCAGGAAGTCGCGCATACTGACAAAGCCTCCTTCCAGGGAAGCTATGACAACGTGTTCGGGCGCGAAGTCATCACCGAAGCCTGGGCCAATCGTGACACGAAATACTCCGTCTACGGCATCGTCGGGCAGTCGATTCAGGAGCGACACGAGCCGGACCCGGAGGACGTGGATAACAGTCTGCCGCGGCTCACAGTCAAGCGCGACAACCGCAAGGGAGAGCCGTTCCAGTGGGAGTTTGTGCCGCTGTTCTGGGAGGAGCCTTTCAAGGATCTCGACGACAAGGAGTTGTTCGAGAACGAATCCCACATGGGCAAGCTGTTCGTCTGGATGGAGCCCGAGCCCGGCTACGACTACTCGATCGGCGTCGACACCTCCAAGGGCGTCGGCAAGGACGGCACGGTCGTAGCAGTCAGCCGGCGCGGGCGCTCGCCCTCGGAGCGGGACATCCAGGCGGCGGAGTGGCGCGACAACTATGTGAGCCACGTCGAGGCGTGGTCCTGGGTGCTGGCGATTGCGTCGTACTACTCGCGCTACATGGGCCAGCACGGCATCATGTTCCGAGAGCCCTACGTGGCAATCGAGCAGATCGAGGCTGTGGGAGACACCTGCCAGGACCAGATGAGTCTGTGCGGCTACTCGCGGTTCCACCGCATGATCCGCTACGATTCGATGCCCAAGCAGATGAAGAAGTCCAAGGCCCACAAGCGCGGCTGGTTCACCTCCGGCTGGTCGCGCCCGATGCTGACGGACGGCTTTGTGGTCAACACGCAGAACGGCTGGTATCAGGTCAACTCGCCGTACACGATCTGGGAGATGGACCACTGGGAAGTGCATTACACGCGGGCCGGGACGAAAGAGAAGTTCGAGCACGGCGAGGACACTACAGACGACGGGATTTTCGCGAACGCGCTGGCGTCGTTCTGCCCGAATGATAGGAAGATGCAGGCCGACCGGAGCGAGAACAAGTTCCGGCAGGCCACGTCGCGAGCGCCGGAGTTGGACCTAACCCCAACGAAATCAGGGTACTTTGTTCCCGAGATGGGCTATGATTCGAGTAGGGACAAAGACATTCGCAAGATGCTGAGTGGAAGCGTGAGAGGGAGACGATAAACATGGCTGAAACCGGATTCTCCAACGGCACGCTGAACCCCATTATCTACTTCAAGCGCGGCTCAGACGGCTACGTGATCCTGGCGCCGCACGAAAAGGGCCACGGCCTTGAAGTCGCCCACATGCTCTACGACCAGCGCTACCGGCACGAGTGGGAGTGGTGCGAGGCTCACACTTTGCGCGAGGCGCAGCAACTTGAAAAGCAACTGATCGAGCAGGCCATGCGCGAGCGCGAGCACCAGGCCGAAGTCGTGGGCAGAGAGCGCGAGAACGTCAAGAAACAGGTCGCAAGCGCCATGTACGCGCGGCTTGTTTCGTCCAGCACCTCCGAGTACGAGAAGGAGTTCATCCGCTGCTGGATGGCGCTGAGTGAGAGCAAGCGCGACAAGTACGCGCAGCGGCTCAAGGAGCACAACGACTACCTTTGGGCGCTACAGATGGACTCGGGAAAGAAGATCGAAGACCGCATGATCGGCGACAACTCACTGTGAGGTTTTAAGTGCCCCTGACCGTCCCGAAATCCTGGCAGTGCCCCTCGGCGGAGGAGCCCGAAAAATACCGCCTCGGCTGGCTCGACGAGCAGTGCCAGGAAGGCGAGCGATGGACCAAGTCGCAGCGCGGCGTCCAAAACGCCCAGGAGTACCGTCGCGCGCTCGACATTATCTCAGGCCGGGAGTCCTCTCGCGAGCAGATCGACGGTCGCGGCCGGATCACCGGCAAGCGGCTCAAGACCAACATTCGAGTCTCGATCTCGGGTCTCTCGAACATCCGCCCGATCTGGGGCTGGCACGCGGCCAAGGCATACGCCAACTACGCCAGCATGATGAATAAGACGGCCCGGGCCCTGTACCTGGAGGGCAGTTGGGACCGCTCCGTCAAGGAAGTTCTGGCCTGGGCAGCGGCGACCTGCACCGGCTGGATGCGGCCGGTCTACATGCGCGACCAGGCCGGGCGCGGCAAGGGCTCGATCAAACTGCTCACCTACGGGATGCCCTCGGTCCTGCCGACGCAGGTGCCCATGAATGGAGACTTCCAGGAAGCCTACGCTATGACGCTGCTCGACGAAGTGCCGATTTACATGGCGCACTCGAAGTTTCCGGACTTCCAGGACCGCTTGAAGCCGACATCTTCACGCTATTGGTACGCGAGCGAGATCCGCGGTGCCGCTAAGCAGAACGCCTGCCAGCGGGCGTCGTCGCTGTTCCGCAAGCGCGACAACGACGAGATGGCCGACACCTACATCCCGATCCGGTGGACGACGGTGATCGACAACAGCCTGAACCTGAGCGGCCACACCCTGCCGATGGGCGAGCCCGGCAGCCCGTGGTACTACGAAGTCCCTTCTATCGGCCAGGAGATCCCTGCCGGCCGCGACGAGAGCGGGCACGACCTGACGCGCCGGGCGAATGAGAACGACGCCCGGATGTATCCCTACCGCCGGCTGTTCATTGCCTCGCAGGATTGCATCATGTACGACGGGCCGGCCTTCAACTGGCACGGCCAATGCGACCTGATCCCGTTCGCGCTGGACAAGTGGCCGTGGGAGCCGATCGGCTTCAGCCTCGTGCATGACGGATGGGCGCTCCAGGACGCCATCGACGAGATCGACAACGGCGCGCATACCAAGATCACGGCCGAGATGAACATGCCGCTGGCCTACGATCTGAATGCCGTCACGCTGAAAGAGGCCAAAGAGGTCGATCCGTTTGAGCCCAACGGGCGCTACGGCTACGACGGCAATTATGTGGACGGCAAGCCCTTCCAGAGTGTCGTCGGCCCGGAGGTCTACCAGATCAGCCCGCAGACTCTCGCCATGCGCGAGGCCTACCAGGAGGAGTTGGACTATCAACTCCAGGTCCGCGACATCGTGGAACTCGGCAAGGCCCGCGCGCTCGGCAAGGGCATGGACCAGATCGAGGCGCTGGTGGCGGCCAACGGTCCTGTCGTGCGCGATATGTGCCGGGACATGGAGATGTCGCTCGGCAAAGTCGGCGAGCAGGTCGGGTGGCTGGTACTGCAGTACGAGAACACGGCGCGGCTGATGCAGATCGTGGGGCCGGAGTCGATGGATAACCAAGTCTTCGACTACAACCCGGCGGACATCACGCCGAGCCACCTGCCCGACGAGACGATCCACGATCCGGTCACACAAGTCCTTATTCCCTCGAAGTACTCCCAAGCCCAACGGGCGCGCTGGTTTGCGGAGAACGTGCGCTACTATCTGATGCCTCACTCGGCGCACGAAATCACACAGATGGCCTACCGCCTGATGCTGCTACAAGGTCGCCAGCGCGGCCTGCCGATCAGCGCGGCGACGACCATGCAGTCGATGGAGATCCCGGACACCGGGATTCCGGACGGCAACACCGAGCAGGAGCGGTTCTACAACGAGAAAGAGGTCGAAATCCACCACGCCGCGCGGATCCAGGCCATCATCAAGGCCGAGGCGATCGACAACAACATCGTCGAGGCGCTGGGCGGCAAGCCGAGCGGCAGCACGAAGTCCGGCGGTCGTCCTCCGAGCAACAAGACAGCGCCGCACCAGGAAACCAAGAGCGGCGGGCGGCCGATCATCAGCACCAGCGAATGACATCCCCGACCCCAATCCGAAGGGCCATCAAGGAGACCCGGCATGTGGTCCGGAACCGCAGTTTTACGGTCGATGACGACTCCCTGGCCCGTGCTTCCGCGAGGCTTTTGTCAACTATAATTGACGGCTCCAGCTTCACCGGAACGATCACGTTGCACGTGTTTCGGGGCGTGGCGACGGCGGTCTGCGCGGAGGACCGGGCATCGGTCGATCCGCATTCTCCTGCAAAGCCTTGACAGGCAAGGAAATGTAGGAACATAATTCAAGCAGCAAGCACCATCTTTTCCAGGATTGGTGTGCGAGTGACGGGAAGCGGCCTCTCTTTGCATCAGCATCAGGCGCCCCGAACGGAATAGATACCCGTTCGGGGCGTTTCTGCGTTTGCGGGGCACCGATCCCGAGAAAGGACAACGACATCATGGATCTCAACTTCCGCAAGGGCGGCAAAAAGGGCCACAAAAAGGGCGGCAAAAAGCACGGCCGTAAGTAGTCATCCCCTCGATCCCGGAAACGAGTTGCTCACAAGGCGGCTCCCCGAGATAAGGGTCAACCGGAATAGAGGGGCGGACGCGAGTTCACCCCTCCCTCCCAAACAAGGAGATCGAAATGAAGCACAAGGGAATGGGAAAGAAGCGTCCGGGCTTGAAACTGAAGGGTGATGCCTTCCAGAAGGACAAGCTCAAGAAGCACGGCGGGAAGGGCCGCATCTAGCCATGAAGCGAGCCATGAAGGGCAAACCGATGGCGATGGCGAAAAAGTCCCGGCGTCGCACGCTCGCCAGCCGAGTTCTCGGCAAGGGCGAGCATACCCGCGGAGGCTTTGGCAAGAGAATGGCGTCCGGCGGCAAAGTCGGGCCGAGGTAACAGATGGCGTCAGGCTACCAGGGCGGGCCGGTAGGACCGATGGGAGAGGGCGCTCCGGGTCCACCTCAGGACGGCGGCCCCGGTCCCGCGGGCAGCATGATCTCCCCGGCTCCAGCCCAAGCAGACCCGAACACCATGGCTCTCGGCTGGATCCGCGACGTCGTATCGAACGCGCGCCGGATCGGGATGAAGTACCCGGCCGCGGCCGAGGAAGTCCGCACGATCAACAATGCTGTGCAACGCATACAGCAGAAGATTCTCCAATCGCAGCCCGCGCCCGAAGCGCAGGCGCCTCCCGTCTAACAAGGTGACTCAATGACTCTCGAACAAATTCTCAAATCCAAGGGCTACACGGACGCAGACCTCGAAGCCCTGAAACCGATGTTGAGCGATTCGCGCTTTCGCGCCTCGATGGAAGAGCAGCTCGGCGCTCTCGAAAATGAGCGCAACGACTTCAAGGCGAAGTACGAAGGCAAGGAAACCGAGATTGAGGACTGGCGCGCCAACGTGGTGAATCCGCGCATCGCCGCCGCCGAGCAGGAAGCCGTCAAGGCCCGCCAGGAAGCAGCCCTGCTTCGAGAGCAAGTCCAGATCGCCAAAGACTACGGGCTGATCCCCGAGGGCGAGAAGCCGGCCGCTCCGCCTTCCGTGAGCGCGACTCCGGGCAACGACTTCGATCCCTCCAAGCACAACCTCGTGACGCGCGACGAAATCGGACGCTTTGCCGACCTCGAAGGCCAGGCGATCGCCATGGCGTCCGACGTCCTCGAAGAGTACCGCTACCTCAGCGGCGGCAAGTCGCTCTACGACTACGTGGCGCCGGACGGCAAGCGCGGGATGCAGGCCCTCCGCACCGAGGCCGTCAAGCAGAAGATGCCGCTCGATCAGTTCGTGGCCCAGAAGTTCGATTTCGCCGGCAAACGGCAGGCAATCGAAGCCAAGCGGCAGGAAGAGCACGACGCGCAGATCAGCAAGGAAGCGATCTCGAAGTACATCACCGAGAACGGAGCGAATCCGAACACCCGCACGCCGGGGCCGTCGCGGAACCCGTTTATCCCGCGCCAGCAGGGATCGAGCCCGGCGGGCGGGGCCAAGCAGCCGTGGGACGTCCCGGCGCAGGAACGCAAGAACGCACGCCAGGAGCGGGCCATGACCCGGCTGGCGACGGAAAGATTGAATTAGAAAAGGAGATAGAGGTAGCCAATTAAATCGCTAACTCTAACAAAACATGGCAGATCCTCTCTTTGACCAGTTGAGCGCCGTAACTTTAAGCGACATGCAGCGCGACGTCCTCGTCGACAACTTCTTCGTCGACGGGGCGTGGCAGCGGCTCACGCGCTACTACGCCGCCGAGCGTCCCTTCACTGGCGGTCTGTTCATGCAGATCCCGTTTCAGTACGACCGCGTGAACGGCGGTGCCTACACCCCGGGCGCGGACGTCCAGGTCGTCGAGAAGCAGATCATCGGCGCGATGGGATTCATGCCCAAGGCATACAAAGAGGACATCGCCCTCAATCTGTTCCAGCTCGGCGTCATCAACAACGGGCCGGCCGCCGCGGTGAGCATCTACGATGCCTACTACGAGAACGCGACCTCGGCGATGAGCACCGATCTGAACATCGACGCCTATCAGCACGGCCAGCCCAATTCCTCGACGGTACTGCAGAACCGCACGCCGTTTATGGACGGCATGGACGAAGCCTGCAACGACGGCGTGAATCCGGGCTTCATGGGCAACGTCTACCCGCTCTACGGCGGGAACACCCGCAACGGCGTGGTGGGCAACACGCTGAACTCCGTGCCGCTGTGGGCCGGCGACCAGAACGGCAACCCCGGCCAGGTGACTTACTCGCTGCTGTTCGGCGCCTACCTGAACTGCGTGCGCCCGCCGGACACCGGGCTGTGCAACAAGGCCTGCTTCCAGTACATCGGCGCGCGCAACGAGCCCAAGCAGATCTTCGCACAGGAAACCGACGTCCGCATCGGCCTGACGGGCTTCAAGATCATGGAGGCCTACATCCATGTTGACAAGCTCGCCCCGTCCACCAAATACGGGCAACTCCTGCCCGCCGGCCTGTCAATGACCACGGGCGTGCAGCCGCCGACGAGTTTCACAACCTCAGCCCTGACCGCCACGCAGAAGGCGATCTCGAACTACCCGGCCTCGACCGCCTGCAAACCCGGCGAGCCGTTCTGGTGGCTGCGGATGCAGGAGTGGCAGATCCGGCCGACCGACGATCCGGAGTACAACCACAACTTCACTCCGCTGATCCGGTCGCAGAGTAATCCGGATCTCGTTGTGGCCTTCTATAAACTGGCCCTCAACTATTACACCGAGTCCCCGCGCGACAACGTGGAGATCGTGGGAATCGGTTACTGACAACTTCGCAACCGCTTCGACCCTGGGCGCATACAAGGAGATTGAACCATGGCATCCGGCAGATTCAGTAAGCAGGCTGCTCCGTTTTTCGGACAAGGCCGCGCGATCAATAACGGCTCTGGCGATTCGGTCGTCGGAGGCTCCCTCACGGGCGCCCCGTCCGGCATCGGCGCTACAGCATGGCAGCAGAACTTGCCGGGCGACCGCGTGATCTTCTCGCCCTCCGACGCTCTGGCGTACTCGAACAACAGCGTAGGCAATCTCTACACGGGAACCTACCGCTACGTCGGGACGCGCAACAACTCGACGTCCTCGCCGGTTCTCGGACGCGCGGCGTTCTGGGACTGCACGGCGACCGGGACGGGCAACAACATCAGTTCGGCGGCCTGCGATGCGCTTTATCAGGTGAACAGCGACGGCAACGCGACGGGCTACACGAACTCCCTGTTCGCCGGCGTCTACATCAACAACATCGCCAAGGGCAACTGGTGGTGGATCCAGGAATCTGGCAAGGCAACCTGCCAGTTCCGTGCGGGGATCACCGGCACGGCGGCGATTGGAGCGGGCGTTTACGTCGTCGGCGGCGTGAACAACAACAACGCGACCGACAACGGGGCCTTCGATCAGGTTTCCGGAGCGAACATCGGCACAGGCGGCGCCGCCGCGGCGAACTTCTACGCGAGCGTCGAAGCATTGCTGCTGGCGCATGTCGGGGTGGCCGAGACGCTCCCGGCCAACAACAACCTGGCGCTGGTCGACCTGTTCCCGATGCGATTTTTCCGTTGGTAGGATTCGAGACAGCCGCCCGCAGGGGCGTGGATTGAAACGAGACGGATTTCTTCCGAGTCACTTTGCAGCAGCCTTGGGGAGTAGGAAACTACTCCCCTCTTTTCATGTTTGAGTGTATGCTGATGGCATGCTGATCCGCATGGGCGCTTGCCCCGACACTCAGATCTCCGTCAGTTCCTTCGACGACACCGTGGCCCGCGAGAGGGGCCGGTTGCTTGCGGCCCAGGCAATGGCGAACAATCCCGAGCAGAAGCGCGTCGTGGAAGACACGTTTGGCGTTCAGTATTGCCGGAACCGTTACCCCGAGGCGTACTACAGCACGCTCAAGACGGGCATCGGGCGGCTTCTCGACAACATGAAAATCTTCCTGACGCAGTAATTGACACCGTAAGCGGAATAGCTTATGATCTGAGGTGTGGAAAACAAAGAATGGCCCCGTCTACAGACCGCAATCCGGGACTACCGGGCCGTTGGTCTCAACGCCACTACGCTGTTAGAGATCATCATATGCCGACTCGTAAAGATCGTGAGCAATGACGGGCTAAGTGCCACTGCTCGCAGGATCGGCATAAGCGCCCAATACCTCCACGACGTAATCCACCACAAGCGCCCCGTTTCGGAGAACTTCCTCGACAAGATCGAAGAAACGGCAGGAGACGGGCTGTGAGTTCAATCCTGGAGAAAATCATGGATAAGGTATCTCCTGAGCCCAACTCTGGATGTTGGCTGTGGATGGGTGCCCTCGGAAGGGACGGATACGGGCAGACGTCATTCCCCTATTTGTCTAAAAGCAGGAGGGCGCATCGGATATCTTGGGAATTGTTCAGGGGGGAAATACCGAAAGGGATGGTCTTGGACCACTTGTGCCGGGTCCACTCTTGCGTAAACCCAGACCACCTACAGGTTGTTACGTCAGCGGAAAACATAAAGCGTGGATTTCGGGACAGAGCGCACAAGAAGCCGGATTGTTGCACCAAGGGCCATCCGTACGATGCGGAGAACACCTACTTCTATGGGATCAAACGGGAGAAGCGAGGATGTAAGGCCTGCCGCAGAAAGAACGTTTCCAATTTCTGGAAAAGGAAGAGAACCGCTAGTGCCTAGCCTATCGAACCGCAAGACCTTTTACACCCTCTCAGTCAACGACTACGAGCCCATGATCCAGGAACTCACGTTCCCGCTCATGGAGCAGTACGCCTTGAAGATCGGTGCCGACTTCGAGGTTATCGAGGAGCGCGAGTTCCCCTCTTGGCCGGTCCCGGTGGAGAAACTGCAGATCTCCCAAAAGGCAAAGGAAAACAGGGACGAGTGGAGCATCTATGCCGACGCGGATTGCCTCATCAGCCCGGACATGTTCGACGTAACCGAACATCTCCGCAAGGATACGGTCTGCCAGAACGGGCGGGACTTCGCCGGAGTTCGGCTCAACGCGGACAAGTATTTCCGGCGCGACGGCCGCTGGACCGGGTGCTGCGGTTGGTTCACTGTCGCCTCGGACTGGTGTGCCTCCGACCTCTGGCGCATGCCCGACGACCTCACCCCCGAGCAGGCCATCCGCAACTGCCATAGCACCGTCGCCGAGCGGCTGTCTGGAGTCTGCGATGAAGGCCACCTCGTTGACGACTATCTCCTCGCCCGCAACATCGCGCGCTTCGGGCTGAAATACAAGACCGTGACCGAGATCTGCGCCGAGATCGGCTGGAAGACACCGGACGGGCGCGGCTTCAACCCGGCGCTGTGGCACATCTACGCCCTGCCGCGGGAAGAGAAGATTCGCCGGATGCTCTCGGTGCTCTACACGGAGCATCAGCGGGTCATCCCCGACCCGGAGAATCCAAACAAGCCGCCAGTGGGCTCGGGCTGGGGCCTCATGTCGCACGACCAGGCAGCGGACTACATGGAGCGCTGGAAGAAGGAGATCTACTTCCCGCCGGCGCCCGAGATCCAGGGCTGGATGACGCACGTGGAACTCGACTGGCTGTTCAAGCAGGCCCGCGCACACCAGCAGATCGTCGAGATCGGCTCCTGGTTCGGCCGCTCCACGCACGCGCTCTGCACGGCCTGCGACGGCCATGTCTCAGCGGTCGATCACTTCCAGGGCTCACCGGCGGAACTGGCAGGACCGCATCAGTTCGCCAAGACCGGCGACGTCTTCGCGGAATTCTGGAAGAACTGCGGCGACTTCGACAACATGGAAGCCTTCAAGATGCCGAGCGCGGAGGCTGCAGCACAGTTCGGGGACGGCTCGCTCGACATGGTGTTCGTGGACGGGGACCATACCAAGGCAGGCGTCCTGGCCGACCTGACGCTGTGGCGGCCCAAGCTGCGCCCGGGCGGGCTGCTGTGCGGCCATGACCGTTACCAGGATGGCGTGCCGGCGGCGCTCACGGAGTTCTTTGGCGAGGCTCCTGCGGCGGTCGCGGGAAGTATTTGGGCAACGTCTGTATAATTTTTGTCGCCCTTCTGGGCGTGGATTGAAACAAAGTTGGTGCTTCAGGTGCATACTGATAAGCGTATGAGCCATCATGATGAGCACGTGCCGCATTGGGTGCGCGAGATCGAGGAACGGCTCAATTCGTTACTGCACTCACGCCGCGAGATTATCGAACTGCTCGAATGCCTCTTACATCCGCGCAGACGTCCTCGTCTGGCATTCTCTATTTCCTTTGAAACCGTTCGAGTCCAAGGAGTTAACATGACGTTTACGATGCTTCCGACGCAGAACGTGTCGGCTGTGATTTCCCCCGTTCAGGCTGATGGCGTGACGCCTTCACTGGCAACGCTTTCGGCTCAGACCTACACCAGTTCGGATCCTTCCGTCCTCACGGCAGTGCAGGATCCGACCAACCCGAGTGCAGTTATTATCACTGGCCTCGGCGTGGCTGGCTCCGCGATCGTCACCGCGACCGCGACTGCCACCGAGCCCGATGGTACGACCACGGAGGTCATCACCGGTGCCGTGACGGTCATCCTGGCCGTTCCTCCGCCCGCTCCGGCAGCCGCACTCGTGTTCACGTTCGGTACGCCGGTCGCGAACTAACGCTACACCACAAAGAGGGGGATAGCATCCCCACATGCACGTAGGGCCGGAGGGGAAACTCTCCGGCCCTACGTGCGTCTGGCCTCAAAGTCCTTGAGCCTCAATCGTTTCTCCCCTATGCTGAAGGTGAGGTATTGCGTCCATGGCTCTCAACAAGATCCCGGTCCAGGGCTACCCTTTTTCCGGTTCGGTGAAACGCCAGCAGTGGCTTGGCGACCTGACTGGAAACAACAACTACCAGCAGGCCGGAGATGTGATCTACGCCCGGGATTTCGGGATGGGCGGTTTCGAGACGTTCGGAATCCCCTTTAGCGGGTATTCGAATTCGGGGACTTATTACGCTCGGGCGTATCCTCCGACGACCGCATCGAACTACACCGAGACGTTTGCCCCGGTCTACAACAACGTCACGGTGCATTGGTACTACGCGGCCAACTCTGCCGAAGTCGCCAACAATGCGAACCTTTCGGCGGAAGTGATTCGGCTCGACCTGCGCGGCGTCTAGGAGGCTCGCGATGAGCTTCGCCTCGATGGCATCGGAGGTCTCCGGCTCCGTGCCGAAGATGCCCGTGGACTACGCCTACACCTGCGTTAGTAGGGCGTACAAGGATGTCCGGCGGCAGAACCTCTGGTCGTTCCTGCTCTTCGACGCCAACTGGACCACGCCCTCGATCGTCAACGCCGGGACCGTGACTGTCACGCAGGGCACCAAGACGGTCGTATTCGACGCCGCGGCCTCGGCTGCGATCACGGCCATCGGAGCGTTCCCGAGCGCGGTTACGCAGCGCCAGTTCCGCATCGGCATCGGGACGATCTACAACATCTGGGCGATCAGCACAACGCTCGGGATCGTCACGCTCACGCTCGACCGGAACTACCAGGAAGCCTCCGGGGCGGGCATCGCGTACATGATCTATCAGGTCTACTACGCGGCACCGATGCAGGATTTCTGGAGTTGGCTCTCGGTCATGGAGACGACCAACTTCAACGACCTCTTGACCACGAAGAGCCGGGCCTGGCTGAACGGAGTCGACCCGCAGCGCACGGTGTTCTACCTGCCCACCCACGTCGTCCCCTACCAGAAGGATGCGAACCCGGCGAGCCCGACGTTCGGGTTCATGCTGTTCGAGCTGTGGGGCAGCCCGACGTTCAACCTGACCTATCAGTTGTACGGCATCCGCAAGGGGCTCGACCTCGTGAACGACGCCGACAATCTGCCGGCCGAAATTGGCGAGGATTGCGTCCTGGCGCTCGCCAAGAAGTACGCCTACGAGTGGGCCGAGGCGAACAAGGGCGACATGCCGCGCGCCGTGGGGTCGGACTACCGGTTCCTGATCGGGGACACAAAGAGCGAGTACAAGCGGCTGTACATGGAGTACCGGAAGCAGGACCGGGAAGTGGTGGACAATTGGCGGACGCGGCTGCGGCGGAACTGGACCTGGGGCACGCTTGAGGGCTACTACAGCAGCATCGCGGGCATAGCGAGTCCAGGGGCAAGTTGGTGAAGACTATGAAACAAATCATTGCAATTCTGTTTGTTGCTTGCGGGCTTCTGAGTGCGCAGGTGAATCCGCCGACCATCTGGCGTTCGTCCCGCACGACTCCGAGCGGGAACTGCGCTGCGGGGACGGGCGTCGAGACCATCCCCGGCGGCGTGCTCTACACCTGCCAGGCTGGCACGTGGGTTCAGATCTCAGGCGGCGGCGGGTCGAGCATCGCGCCCTTCACCACGGACGGGACGAACGTGACGCTGCCGAACGGCAACCTTTCGGTGGGGAATACGGTGCTTGATCCGGTGCAGGGAGTCAGCAACCCTGTGGCCGCCATGCTGCCAAAGTGGCGCCTAGCATTAGCCAATGTCAGGGCAGGCATTGCTGATGCCAACATTCTCTGTATGGGTGATTCAACGACAGCGGGAGCGGGGGGGCCGAATTCTGCTACAGTACCGCAACTTGATTCCGCCTGCTGGCAACTAGGGGTAATGTTGGCAACGGATGGCATACCCTGGGCTCCGGGGTTTTTGCCGATGGGCAACCCGGCTCACCCAGTCCATAACGCTCAGCTGACATATGGGACAGATTGGACGGACGCTACATTTGGGTTCTCTGGGTCATCGAGTTTAAAGACTACAACGGACGCATCCAACTTAGTGTTCACGCCCGCCGGTGGTTTCGCATATGACCGCTTTGACGTTTACTACGTTAGGAACACTGGGGATGGCACACTGACAATGACCGCTACGGGAGGCACGCCTGTTGTGCAATTAACTGCTGGCACCGGCGCTCTGCTGAAGGTGACCGTGAGTGCAGCTACTGCCGCAACCAATAATACCCTGACAATCGTCCCAAGCAGTGGAACCGTTTACGTCTGGGGGATTGAGCCGTGGCTATCGACAACGAAGCGAGTACGAATAGGAAACGCAGGGCAGTATGGCACGACGAGTTCCCAGTGGGCTTTGACCGGTCCATTCTATACTCCGGGTGCGGTAACCCTGTACTCTCCTAATTTATCTATCTGTTCACTCGGCATCAACGACGCGACGACCAGTGTATCGCCTGCCACGCTGCAAACTAATTTGCAGGCAATTATTACCTCTGCCGAAACCACAGGAGATGTGATGCTTTGGACAATGCCCCCATCCAGCGGATCTCCATACACGACAGTTGAGCCAACGTATCAGGCCGTATATGCGAGTCTCGCCACAACCAACAATGTTCCGCTGGTAGACATTTGGAAACGATTTGGGGGTGTGTGGAACTCATCGTGGATGAACGATTTTACCCATCCAAATCTAGCGGGTTACTGGGATATTGCCAGCGCAATCTATAGGACTCTGCGGCAAGCGCAGTAGGCAACCTTTTCGTTTTGGGCAGTGCTCGAATGGGCGGAGCCAGTACGGCGTCCGCCCACAGTTGGAGGCGGTTAGATGTACGAGGGAACGCAGCGGTTGTAATCCGCGCGGATGTTCTTGTTGGTCGGGTGCAGGTAGTAAGACATAGTGGTCGAGATAAACGTGTGGCCAAGCAACGCCTGAATCGAATAGACGCTCGCCCCACGGCTCAGGAGCGAAGTGGCAAGCGAGTGCCGGAAGAGATGCGGCCACACCCGGCCCTCAATGCCGCATCGCTTTGCCATGACCCTGACGAACTTCCGAATGTCTTGGGTCTGCATCTGGTGATGGTTCCGTGGGAATTAAGTACCTGAACCATGCTGAAACTCACCGAAGTAATGCTTCACGAAGAGCGCCCGCAGCGCCGGTCTTCTGACGTGGAGCAATGGATTCGGCTTGCGGTATCCGAGCATCCACACATCACGGTAGATGATTTTCTGTGTGGCGAGCGGGACGATCACGGCCATGTGCGGCCGACGGGCTACACCGGCTGGTTCTGGCTTCTTGGCAGGGGCTCGTCGCCCGCTTGTGTGTCGCGGGTGTGCTCGCAGATGCAGTGCTATCCGGCAACGCCGGTTGCGGATCTTCTGGAGGTTACGGCATGACGGACGCTGAACGCATTGCGGAACTTGAGGCGCAAGTCGCGCAATTGACCAAAGAACGCGACGAGGCGAGGTGCGGGCTGGAGATCATGGAAGGCGCGGCGAACATTGCCATTGCGGCTGCGAAGCTCGCGGCAGCACAATTAGAGCAAGCGAGCAAGTGAACCATATTGAAAATCCTCACGGATTCCGACGTTCACATTCCGCGGCCGCATCCGTTGCCGCCGCCTCATCCGCCGAACCCCTATTGAGGAGAATCCGCATGACGACTACAGCCCCCTTATTTTCCGACCCTGTGGCCATTGCGCTCATTGGGATGATTGGCACGTTCCTGACGGCGGCACTTGGTGTAGCGACGGCTTACCTGACGCGGCAGAATGCGAAAGGCTTGGCCGCTACCCAGGCGAGTGTTGACGCGCAGCACGGGACCATCGCGGCGTTGGAGAAGAACACCAACTCGATCAAAGACGCCCTGGTCAAAGTAACAGGAGAGAGCGAGTTCGCAAAAGGCTTGAAGCTCGGCACTGACGCAGCCGGGGGAAGTGCCGCTGGCGTTGCGGCCCTCGCAGCGGACGTTCAGGCCAAGGCAGCTCATGCTCAAGGAGTGGCCGAGGGAACAGCCGCCGAGAAGAATCGCGCCAATGCCGAAGCGGCGGCGCATGCCGATCCGGGGAAGACCGTGGAGGTCCAGCCGAAATGATTATCTACCACAAGGGCAAGGGCCGCAAGCACACAGCCTGGATTGAAGATGAAACCGGCAAGATCATATGGAGCGCGGGTGGCGTTTCGGAAGCGGATGCCATCTTCAATCTGCTCTATGCTCTTACGCAGCGCGACGATCCTACCTTGGAGCCTCATGTGGAGATCGTGGAGAAATAAGATGAAGCCACTGTCCTGGAAGACGACCGTTTGCGGCATCATCACGGCGCTGGCGGGCTGGGTCGCATTCAGCCCTGAGATATTTCAGCACTGGCCGTGGGTTATCAGCCTGGCGAAGTACATCATGATCGGAGGTTTTGCTGGTTCCGGCATTCTCAGCAAGGATTACTCCCAGCACTCGACACAGGCCGAGGTGACGCAGGCCACCGTGGACAAGTCTGCCGCCCTCAACGCGGCAGCCACGAAGGCCGCCAATGAAGGCGGAAAGTAAATTGAACCTCCCCCTCTCGGTCCCGGATACCGTCATCGCGGTTTTGGGATACGCATGTCTGAATTACGTACAGATCCCGCTGAACTTGACGGCGGAGCAAGAGACGTTCAAGTGGCTGGTCTCCATCGCGGGAGGGCTCCTATTCTGCGGATTTCTGGCAGGCCGAATCTGGCGAGAGTTCGTCAGTTCCAGGAGTAAACTGGCAGCCGACGACATGCGGATGCGGTCGCACGACAAGCGCCTCCGCGCATTGGAGATGGAACGCGCGGCGCTGCGGGCGACTTTCGTGGCGTTGCTCGGACGCTTCGACATTGAGAAAACAAGGCTCTCGCAGATCAATGCGGAAATCGCCCGCTACGACGTGGATGAAGATCCGACCGACGACGGAACCGGTTCAAGTTAGTCCAAGTCGGGCGTAAACTATTGTCATGGCGTATGCTTGGCAGACTCTCGCGGGCGCTCAGTCGGACCTCGCGGCGCGTCTGTATGACGCCGGGCAGCAGTGGTGGGGGCCGGACGAACTAACCATCCGCATCGTTGAGGCCCTGCGGACCTGGAATGCCCTCACGTCGTTCTGGCGCTCCGACATGAGCCTGACCATGGCCTCCACGACGGTATGGTACGACATCTCCGCAGCGACCGGCTCTCCGCGCCCGATGACCGTCACCGACAACGACCTGCTTCAGTCTATCGAATACAGCCTCGTGGAGCCTCCGACCGCAGCCTATCCGCTGGTCTGGACCGGAACCGATCAGTTCAACGTCAACGACATCCTGACTGCGATCCAGCGGCGGCGCGACGAAACTCTTTCGACGACGGGCTGCACGGTGACACGCCAACTCGTCACGGCTCCGATGGGCGGGCGCATCTCTCTTCCCGACAACGTGATCGACATCCGGCGCGTGGCGTGGCTTCCGTCTGGGATCATCTACAAGCCCACCGCTCTGCGGCAGGCCGATGCGATGTCGAAATCCTTCTACGACCGGGGCTGGATGGGAGCCGCCGCCGCGCCTCCGCGAACCTACCTCCAAAGCTCCCAGCCTCCGCTTAGTTTCGACGTGGACCGCACGCCGCCGGTCGCGGGGAACTATGAGGTCATGGCGGTTGAGGCCGGCGCGGCGCTGGTCACTACGGCGCCCGCTGTGCTCGGGGTTCCCGACGACTGGGCTTGGGTCATCAAATTCGGAGCCTTGTCCGAATTGTTTGGCCTGGAGTCCGAGGCCAAGGACCAGATGCGCTCGGACTATTGCGCCTGGCGATACAAGCAGGGACTCGCCTTGATGATGGACGCTCCAGCGGTATTGAGCGCTCAAATAGGTAGTTCGATCTGCGCCATCGACGCGGTTGCCAACGCCGACGACTTCAACCCTGGGTGGCAGGCATCTGTGCTCACGGGGTTGCCACGTAGCGTTTATCTGGCAGGGCAGAATATGCTCGCGCCGAGTTCTCCCTGGGTCAGCGGAATGACGCTCCAGGTAGTCCAGAACGCGCCCATCCCGTCCGTGTCGACCGATCCTATCCAGTTGGGCCGCGAGGACTACGCGGCGGTACTCGACGAGGCACAGCACCTCGCCACGCTTAGCCTGGGCGGGTCCGAGTTTATGGCGACGGTCGGGCTGCACAAGCGCTTCATCGAACGCGCGGCGCTCTACAATTCCAAACTCCTCGGTTTGGGCGACTACCCGCGTTCGATGTACGAGATCAGCCAACTCGAATCAGAGCGGGCCCCAGTCTACGGCGGCGTGAAGCCGCAGGAGGTGCTTGGTGGCGGAAACCAGTAACCCGGTTGCAATTCGTTTTGCGTTTGGTGGGATGAACCTACGCGACGTGGCGGACGCGCTCCCTTCCGGCAAATTCTCCATGGGGCAGAACATCCGCGACACGGCAGCCGGCTCGATTCGCACGCGACCCGGCTACGTCCCTGCATTCTCGACGGGCAACAATGCCATTACGGACATCCGCTCCTACGCCACGCTGGAAACGGACAATAAGCCCCGATTCCTGGCACGCGACACCGCCGGTGAGGTCTGGCTGGACAGCGACATGAGCGTCGTCACGCTTGGCGGAAACAACCATGGTGCGGGCGTGCGCATGATTCCGTTCCGGCCGTCCTCCAGCCCGCAGTCGTGGATGTATGTCGTCGATCAGGGCGACTACCAGAAGATTTCCGCGCCCGACGCGAACAACGCCGTGACCGTCCAGAAGGTCGGCATCGCCGAGCCGCAGTTCCAGTGTGAGGCGGCTCCATTGACCCTGGCGTATACGGACTTCTCCGCACCCGCAAACAACTGGACTCCCGGTGGCACCGTCGCTACGCCCACAGACGAGAACCGGACCACGGACACGGCGGGATCTGTCCTCACGGACCCGATCAACTCGAACCGTTCCAGCGTCCAGGTCTCCACTACGGAAGCCTACGTGATCGGGCAGACCGTGAGCTTCGGGGCGAACAATAACAACAAGGCTGCGGTGATACAGGATGTCCTGCCGCCGGCCTCCAACGTCTCCCTGCAGTCGGTCTATTACTTCGCGGGGAACAACGGAACGTGTTTGGTCGTTCCCTCGCAACTCCCGGTAGGGCAGGCCTCGGTAGTAAATCAGCTCGGCTACCTGCGCCGCGGCGCGCTGATTAAGTTCAGCGGCAACAACGAAGTCGCGTTCGTGCAGAGCGTCACGGTCGGCCCGGACGGCTCGCAGTGCGTGCAGACGGCGACTGTGGGCGCTCACAATTCGAGCGAAACGATCGTTGGGCTCCCGACCATCGTAGTGGATGGAGCCGTTGCCGCGGCTTCTTCCGTGCTCAGCGTGGACGTGAACACGACAGCCACGCCGGGCATCGGGACATTGCTCCAGACCTTCGCCACGAACCCGTTCTCCAAGCCCATGGGCACGGGCGGTCCGCTGCCGCAGCAGGACGACTACATCCACTTCTCCGTGAATGTGTCGGACTACACACAAGTCCTGGAGATTGACTTGCGTTTCAACGTCGATCCGGTCGATACGACGGTAACGCAGAACTACTACCAATGGGTCGTCACGCAGGACATCCTGGCCGCGGCCGTGGCTGGGGCGTCTTCGAGTATTCAGACATCGGCAGCGACCTCTACATCGGGATCGACCGGCGCGCTGGCCTCCTTGCAGCAACAGCTCACGGAATTGCAGAGCCGGCTCTATCAAGTCCAGAACAACCAACCTGGACAATACTACGATGCCCCTGCGTATGTCAGGAGCGGCATCATCGCTGGCCTCCAGCAGGCGATCTCGTCCATCAATTCCCAGATCGCCTTCCTGTCCCCGAGCACGACAAGCACGAGCACAAGCGGCGGGGCGACCGCGGTAGCAGCGGAGCAGTGGGCGGAGATCATGATCCCGATCTCTTCGCTAACCCGCATCGGCGGAGACGCCTCACGTAGTCTGTCGGACTGCAGCGCGGTGCAAATACGCATCAACACGACCGGAGCGGGAACGGCGACGTGGCAGGCCGCAGCGTCCTACTCCCTGAACCAGGAGATCCTGGACGCCACCGGGCACACGCAGAAAACCATTACCGCCGGCGTGAGCGGGCTCGTCGTGCCCACATGGAACGACACGGGCGGGACCACGACGGACGGAACGGTCGTATGGGCGGATCAGGGCGTCGTGGCGGCCTCCACGGTCCTGCGCATCGGTTCGTTCTGGGTAGGCGGCGGCAGCGAGCCCGACACGGGCAGTGGCGGGGCTCCGTATCGTTACCGCGTGGTCCCTTACTCCAGCCTGACCGGAGCGAAGGGCAACCCGTCGCCCGACATGAGATACGGCGTGACGCCGCGGCGCCAGCAGGTCACGGTGTATCTTCCGGACTCGACCTACGACCCGCAGATCGACACATGGATGATCGAGCGTTACGGCGGGACGGTCACGAGTTGGCGCTTCATTGGGAGTTGTCTCTCCGCGGACCAGGCCTTCATCGACAAGTATTTCGACGACACGGCAGAAGGCGGCTCGCTCATGGAGACCGACAACTTCGAGCCGTGGCCGAGCGTCGATGTCCCATACAGCCCTTCGACGGTTCCCGGTTCTTCGCCGCTCACGTTCGGAGTGACCGTCTGGGGTACGGTGGTCGTCGCCACCAATGCGAGCGGGGTGTGGCCCGCCACGATCGACAACTGGTTGCCCGGGACGCTCATCCAGGTGGCCTACCAGAGTGTCTACACGCTGCGTGCCCGGCCAACGAAACTGACCGACTATTCGTACCTATTCCAGATTGAGGAGTGCGGCGGCTTTCAGAACCAAATCTTCGGATTCATCGTGGCCGAGCCAATCGTCGCCCGGGCCTTCGCTCCAGGATCATGGGGACCGGACGCGCAGGGAACGGTCTTTGCGGTGCTAGATCCGATGCGGCCGGGCGTGGTGAACTTCTCGAAGCAGTACAATCCGGACGCCTGCCAGAACGCCGCCCTGGAACTCGTGCCGCCATCGGAGCCGCTGATCGGCGGGGAGGTTCTGGCCGGGCTGAGCCTTGTCTCTTCCAGCGCGCGCTGGTGGGCGCTGTATCCGGCCTTCCAGTCGGCGCAACTCTATGAGCCGATCGAGCAGACGGTCGGGCGCGGGCTGGTGAGTCCCTTCGGAATCTGCACGGACGGGGCAAAGATCTACTTCTGGGCCAAGGATTGCATCGCCTCCCATTCCGGTGGCGGGTACGAAGACCTAACCTCCGAGGACTTGGAACCCCTGTTCCCGCACGACGGTGTGCAGGGCATGGACGTGACGCGCAATGGTGTCACGATCCACACTCCGGACTACTCCAAGGCCGGCACATTCCGGTTGCGCTGCGTGGGCGGCTACCTGTACGCCGACTACGCGGACTCGACCGGCGGGCGCTCTACGCTTGTGATGAATCTGCGCACGAAGGCCTGGATGTCGGACGCCTACAACGAAGCCATGACGGTCCACTACGGCCCCGAGCAACAGGAGGGGACACTCCTGGCCGCGACTCCGGCGCTGTACCCAACGCTCCTGATGGGTGACGCGGAGGGCAACGTCTGGAAGCAGCAGGCCGACCATAACGATGGCACGACCGGGATCTCCTGCGTCGTGGGCACGCGCGAGATGGACGGCCAGCAGGGACCGTCGCAACTGTGGCGGAATCAGTACCTCGACCTTGTTTCGACGGGCGGGGCAACGGCGGTCCCGGTCAACATGGGAAATCCGGTCACCACGCCGACGACCATCCCGGGTAAGCCCGACCGACAGTTCGCGATGGTGCGCGTCGGTCCCGGCGCCGCGAGTCGATTCCTCGGAATGCAGATCAACTGGACGGACGCCTTCTGATGATTTCTTCTATCTGCGCATCGAATCGTCCCTCGCTTATCCCGCAAGTCATCGCGCAGTGGAAGGCGCAGACCTACGCTGACCGCGAACTGGTCATTGTCCAGAACGCCGACGAAGCGCCCGCGCCGGTCCCTGCTGGCATCGTAAGCGTGATCGCGCCCGCTGGCACTCTCCTGGGCCAGAAGCTCAACTTGGGCATCGCGGCGGCACACGGCGACCTGTTCCATAAGTGGGACGATGACGATCTGTACGAACCGGGATTCCTCGCTCGCGGCGTCTCGGCGCTCGCGGACGGCAAGGCGGATTTCTGCACCTGGACGCGCAACCTGCTCTACTTCCCCGGAGACATGCGCGTCATCCTTTGGTTCGGCGTGGGCGGATCCTCGATCTTCACGCGCAAGCTCGCGGCCAAGTGCCCCTACCGCAACGTGGCGAGCGACGTGGACGGCGGGCTGGTCCAGGACATGCGGCGGGCCGGGTTCCGCGCAATTGGCGTGAGCGACTCGCCGGCGCTGTTCACCTATGTTCGGGATGGGAACAACCTCTGGAAGACGATGCCATGGGGCGAGCCCGTGGACGACTACTTGAAGCGTTGCTCGTCTCCCTGGAGAACTGAGTAATGCCAGTCTTAACGCCAGTATCCACGACGCTCGACGGGGATACCTTCCAGATCGACTTGGGATCTCCCACGGCGTTTGATTCCGTCGTCTATACAGATGGCGGATCGACGGGAATCCTAATCAGCGTTACGGTCAATGAGGTTGTCGGCGACGACCTATCTGCGAATTTCAGTTCTGCGGGATTTGCTAGTACCGTGAGCGGAACTGCGTACGCTTCGGTCGGCCCTTACACGGAAGGCCCGTTTGTTGAGCCCGGGACCCCCGACACCTACGGAACATCCATACTCACGGCAAACTCTAAGCGGCGTTACATCCACGTGACCATCATCGGCGGGACGCCGCCATACGGGACAGTCAGCATTGGACAGGGTGTTCCAGACCCTAACCCGCCCGCGCCCGTCCAGAATCCAGCCCCGACCGACGCTGCAAATCCGGCCATCATGGCTGGAGGTCTCTCGGCGTCCTGGGTCGGTCCGATCCAGTACAACGGGCTGCTTTACGTGGTCCAGATCGACGACAGTGCAACTACCCGTATCTATAAGTTCAATTTGGACGGAACGGGGTGGACGGAATCTGGCGTGGCCTGCCCCATCGTCGGTAACTACGGTGAAGGCAGCGCGACACCGTGGTGGGATGGCGATCACACAATTACGCTCGCGGTGATGGATGGCAGTTCAGGGAGACCGCAGTTGGCCGATTTCGATTTATCCGCCGAGACGTGGGGCGCGGCTTACGGCACAAGCGAAGGGCCGCCACTGAAGTCGGCTTATGCCCTGTACAAGCGCCCGGACGGATCGCTCTTGCTCATCGGTGAGAAAAGCACCGGGGCGGAAGTCCTGCCCGCTTGCGTGTATTCTGCCGGGGCGTGGGGAACACCCTTCGATGTGGCCGCGAATGTTGTGGCGCTCGGTTACGTTCAGCCTTCCGAGTTTGTTTACCAGAACACGAATCCGCCGAAATCCTGCATGGACGCGAGCGGGAACGTGTATGTCTTCTTCCAGGCCAAAGGACGCACGTCGTTCCCAAGCAGCACCGGAGCCGGGCCTGACAGCGCATGGTACGGAAGGGCCTTTTACCAGCGCATCCCCATTGACAACAGCATCCCGGCTGGCGCAGGGAACTTTCTGGACTTCCCCGGCCAAGACTCCGTGGTTGATGCGGGCGGCACGTTCCCCACGTTCAAAGACGGCGATCTCGCCTGGAACGTTCACAAGGGCAGTCTCGCGGGGCAATCGTACCGCGACAGAGGCGGCGACTGCTTCGGCAAGCCAACCTTCATTGGCAGCAAGCTCATCGTTCCGATTCGGCGTAAGATCCCCGGAAGCTCTGGGTTTTACGACGCGAACACCGACGAGCAATTGAACACCTACTGCACGCTGCTGGTCGGGAACGGCTTGCCTTCGCCCTCGTTTACCGAAGTGGCGCAGGGCGTCGAACCGGGAATAGCAACTGCAAGCCCGAACAAGTGCGATGCTGTGGGGCGGGCCTTCTACGATCCTGGGACCGGCGTCCTGTCGGTCGTCTACTTGTATTCGACCATCGCCACTCCAGACACTTACACGACCAACAACACGGCCATGCAGCGGGCGGTGCGGCTGTGCCAGTGCCAGGACGTGACAGGCGATCCGGGGACGTGGGCCTGGAAGAGCGTCACCATCTACGACATCGACAGTCCATTCTCGCTCCCCGTCCCGTTCGGAATGGATGCGGTTTCCAACGTCACCTTCACGCTGTACGGCAGCACAGTTGTCGTGATCGCCGACGCCATGTTCGTCTTCGGATGCGGCAGTTTGACTGGCAGCGGAGTTCACATCTTCCTGGGTCTTGGGCTGGGGCCGATCCAAGCAGTCCGGTCCTTATTCGCCCCCGTTTTCATCGCCGGCACGACCGAACTTTTCCTGTGGCTCTACCAAGGCGTCCCGAACGGAGTCCTCGAATGGGCTACGCAGCCGTCGAATCTGGGCATCCCCGGATTCAAATCCATTGTCCGCATGGAGTTCGTCTACACCGCGAACGCCGACGTGACGTTCCTGGTGACTTCCGACGGGACATCGCCCGCGACCCTGACGCTGCCCAGCACCGGCGGCCTGGCGGCGCATGTCTTCTTGACGCTTACACCCAACAAGGGAACGCTGTACGCCTTCGCGGCGTCCTCCACCGACCTGTTCCAGATTATCCAGGCCGAGTGCGACTTCTCGGTCGCGCAGTGGGGCCGCACAGGCGAGATGGCACAACTTCACGAGGTAGTATGAACGCCCCCACCCAGGCGCCGTACCGTCCGCAGAAAACGGGGAACGCCGTGATGGATGAGGCGCTACGCAAGGCGTTCGACTACATCTACGTCCTCCAGGCGCAGGTCAACACGCTTCTCGCGGCGCAAAGCTCGGCCGCGGCCAGCACGAAGACCACGACACAGGCCACCACCGTCGCTACGGTGCAGACCAAGAGTTCCTGAGCTACGGAAGCCATTCCAAACGCGGGACTTCTGCTGTACTATCGACTTAGGTGAACCATGGCTCTCTCCGTCCAAAAGAACAGAACCGGCGTCGTCTGGCCGCTCGGATTCGTCAAGGTCACGACACCGGGAACTCCCGTTTGCATCATGGCGAACGTGGACGCGAACAACGTCAATGCGCCTGGCGTGCCGACGAGTAACCTGAGTTCAGAGTACAGCCCGGCCGCGCGCGGATTGGGGATTCAAGCATTCCTGCCCAACGCCAACAACTCGGGGATGCAGCAGACCACCGGGAACATCTACCTGCTAGTTCCGGCTGCGGGCGGCAACGGAAACCTGACGGACTTCGGAAGCATGGTCAAGATTATCGCGAGTGGATCCGACTTCTTCTTCCCTCCAGAGGGCTGCGGCGTCGATCTGTTCAACCCCTACGGGCTGTTCCTGGACGCCGATGTGGCGGGCGACGGGGCGCTCGTGACGCTGTACGGAGGCGTGAATCCATGACGCTGCGTTGGCTCGACGGCGGCGAGGCTGTCGACCTGCTCAACCCGATCATCGAAGCGCAGGGCTGGACGCCGCTGAACGACCGGACCTGCCGCGTTCTGGTGGCATTCGACGATGGAGAGCCGGAAGCAGTCCTCGGATTCCTGGTGCTCCAACTCTTCCCCTTGCTAGGCCCGGAGTATGTCGATCCGGCGGCGCGTGACGCGGGCGTGATGTTCCAACTCCACGCCGAGATGCAGAAGTTCCTCGTCAAGGCGCAGGCCCGCGGCGTGATGGTCATCGCCGAGTCCGAAGTCTCGAAGCGGCTTTGCGAACGGGCGCGCATGACTCCCATCGAAGCACCTGTCTATATTGCCACCGAGTTCGGCGGTTCGCTCGACCAGGAGGTGAACTGATGGGCGGGTTCATGGGAATTGGGGGTTCATCGGCAAAAACCGATAGAGGCCAAACGCTCGGCGATTACGGCAAGCTCAACAACGTCTTTTCGCAGGGCATGGCGATCGGAAACCAGCAGGAGACCGCCGGGCAGGGCATGGTCCAGAACGCGCAGAGCACCCTCGCGCCGGCAGAGACCTACTATCGCAATCTGTTGACCGCCGGGCGCACTCAGACGGCAGAGCAGGCGGCTCCGGCCATTCAGGGTGCACTCGCTCAGTCCGACGCAGCCAAGCGGGAGTCCGCGGCGACGGGGACCAGCCGCTCAGGCGGCACGGCAGCGGCAAATGCGGAGGCGGGCTCGAAAACCGGCGCGACCATCGACAACATCATCAACGAGAACCTGATGGGCGGCAAGAAGGCCGGGGCTGAGGGCCTGATGGGCGTGGCGAAGGACAAGGCTGTCCTGGGAAACATGACGCTCGCGAACGCCATGCAGGCGCTCGGGCTCGGGGCCGGAGCGTCGGAAGACACGCTCGCGGCGAGCATCGGTTCTCGGCAGCTCTCCGATCAGATCGGGCAGGAGACGGGAGCGGCATACGGGCAGTTGGCGGCCATGATTCTGACGGGCGACAGATAAGGAGATCAAGATGGGCGGATTCAGTGGGTTTGTATCGGGCTTGTCGGGCGGCGGCGGTGGCGATGCCATCAAGAAGCTCAAATCCAAGTTCAAGCAGAAGAAGGGACCGGGCGGTGCGGACTCCGGGACCAACGCCGCATCCTCCGGCGAGACAGAAGGCGGCGGGCTCGGCGTCCCGGCCATGAAGAAGGGCGGCCCGATCAAGAAGACGCGGACGTACTTGCTCCACAAGGGCGAGCGGGTCTTGAACAAGAGCCAAGCCAAGCGGTACAGCAGGAAACGGGGTTAGCCGTGGGCGGATTCGCGGGATTCACGAAGGGCTTCACCGGCGTCATCGAACCGAAGCTCGAAGCCAATCGCCAGAAGAAGGACGCGCAGGACTCCGAACTGCGTAAATACTGGCTGGGCGTAGCTCTGTCGATGGACAAGGACACGCCTGACGCGATCCGGCAGCAGGCCGAGAAGGAACTCGGTAAACTCTACGGAGACAAGGAATCGAAGTCGCTCATCCAGCGCGCCGCCGGGATGGTCGGCAAGATTCGCGGCAAGGTCCACGGCCAAGGCCAGCAGCAGGCATCACCCGCCGGGGCCGTCCCTCCGATGCAGCAGAGCGGCCAGCAGCCGTCCGCTGCCGACGCCTCGGGCGCAGAGACCGGAGGCACGCCGCAGTCGCCGGCGCAGGCACCAGCGCAGGGCCAGCCGATGAACGGAGTCCCACCGCGACCGCAGGCGCAGGCGTCTCCAGGCGCGGTCCCGCCACGACCGCAGGCACCGCCGGGTCCAGGGCAGTCGATGGTCGCGGCGAGCATGGAGGCGAACGCGGCCAAGCAGCGACAATCCGAGCAGACCGCGCAGTCGGACCAGGACCGCAAGGACAAGAGCGCTGTGAACGTCCACAGGCAGGAGAAGGCCGTTGACACCCAGTCCACGATGGATGTCTACAAACAGGAGCGCGAGTACGACGCGGCGCATCCCGACCCCAATAAGGTAGCTCCCAAGAAGACAGACATCCACTACCTGAGCAAGGCCGATGGCGAGTGGCATCTCGGCAAGGAAGACGCGCAGGGCAACAAGTTCACGCAGGACGAAAAGCCCGTCGATCCCACCGACGTGATGGACGTGAGCAAGAGCGGGCCAAAACCGGAGAAATTCACTGGAGAACTCGGGCAGAGGCTCGCGGCGCAGGCGATCATCGACAATCCAAAGTCCACGCCGTCTGAAGTCAAGCAGGCCAAGGCTCAGTTGAAGAAGCTGGACGCCGCCGCCACCAGCGTTACGATCCGCAATGAAGTTGCTCGCGAAAACGCGGGAGTCCCAGTCACTACTTGGGACAAGACCGGCGAGGATGCGCTTAAGGGGCAACCTGAAATAGTGAAGGCCCTAGTGCGTTCAGTCGCACATTACGACCAAAAGCTCCCATCCGGCTTTGCGCTGAAGAGTGAACCGTGGAAAAGCGTTGCGGCGCTTGCTCCGCTCTATTCTGGGGGCAAGTGGAAGGAATACAACTACGACATCGCCCGTTCGATGAAGCAGGACTACACCAACACCAAGGGCAACGCGACCGGAGCGAAGATCATCTCGCTGAACACCCTGACGCAGCACCTCGACACCTTTGAGCAGGCCGCGAACGCCATGAATGCGAAGGACACGCGGCTGTTGAATAAGTTCATCAACGAGATCCGCACGCAAACAGGATCGAAACAGGTGACGAACTTCGAGACCGCCAGAACGGCGATTGCGGACGAACTCGCGACGGCCCTCAAGCAAAGCGGTGCCACTGACGTGACCATCGGCCACTGGCGCGAGAACTTCCAGCAGGCGTCCTCCAAAGGGCAATTCAAGGGTGCAATCCAGGAAGCCTACAACCTCATGGCGGGACGCCTGAAGCCGCTTAAAGAAGAGTACGAGCAGGTCATCGGGAATCTCGACGTACCAATTGTGCTGAAGTCTTCGAAGCCTTACTTTGAGGCCCATGGCATCAATCCGGACACGCTGGAGCCGAAGCAGCAGGCGTCTCCGAAGGGTCAGGTCGGCCCCATGGTCGATCCCAAGGTCAAAGAACTCCGCAATAAGTACAACTACTGATGCCCCCCGAACTCAGCGAAGAGAACCGGACTAAACTCGACGGCATCGTTCAGCAGATGACGGTGAACAAAGAGTCCGACGACAACGTGAAACTTGTCGTCGAGGACTTCAAAAAGAAGTATTCCGGGCAGGGCAGCGGGCAAAAGAAAGAACCGGGATTTCTCCAGAATGCGATGGGCTATGCTGCGGGAGCCTTCGCCAATCTCACCAAGACCGCTCCGATCACCGGAGCGCTCAAGGGCGCGGCGCACACCGCTACCAATCTCGCGGACATCGGGAACATGGCGGCGGGCGACTTCAGCAAGCAGCCCGGTCGCGAAAAGATCGACAAGGCGATCACCCCGACCAAGGAAGAGAAGCCCTGGTACATGGGCGAGCAGTTCGCGGAGTTCTTCATTCCGACCGGCACCGGCGAGATCAAGGCTGCGGCGAACGCTCCGCGCTGGATCAAGGCGCTCGTGGGCGCGGGACGCGAAGCGCTCGACATCGGCATGAAGACCTTTGCGCAGACCAAAGACCCGATGGCGTCCCTCAAGGCGGCGGGCATCGGCGGGGCGGTCGGAGCGGTAAGCGGGGGTCTGGCGGGCAAGGATCTCACCGTGAAGTCCAGGCTCTCCCCGAAGTCGGAAGCGGCGCAGGCCGAAGTAAGGGCACAAGGAATCCCCAGCAGCGTCGGGGACAGGACAGGCAATCCGAATTGGAGAATGAGGGAACAGAGGACTGCGTTGAAGCATGGCGCAGTCGGCAAGATGGAGGACTTTGCGGAGAGGAAGTCCACCGAGTCGATGAGGGCGATCAAGGAAATACCCGCTCGCGTCGGCGGCAAATCCGGCACTGAAGTTGACGCTGGGGCCGACATCGAGAGAGGCGTGAAGGGTCGCTATTCCGAGCAGAAACAGATCGCCGACAAGGAATACTCGACCGTGCGGGAGACTGCGGCCAAGGCTAGCAAGACGGCTCAAGTCGGGACGAAGAGGAGTTCCGTTCTGGACTCTCGCGGGAACCCCGTAGAAACTCCGATCATGGGCACGGTCGAGGCCCCGGTCCCGATGGCCCCGATCCGCTCCAAACTGACTCCGTATTTCGACGAACTCACAGGAACGCTCCCGCAGGCAGTCAAAGACAACTCTCCAGGCTACGCCGCTCTGAGAGACATCGTGCAAGGCAAAGAGGAGTCGATAGATGCCCTGAAGCTCGACAAGAGCCTGTCTGCGCTCAAGGGCTTCATGCGCAAGTACGGCGGCGGGCCGGTGGACAAGTCTGGGCGCTACGCGATGGCGACCATAGAGGAGCTTGAGGGCGGCATGGCGGCGGCGCTGAAGAAGGAGGCTTCAGGGGCATACGAGGCCCTGCTGAGAGGCCGCGCGGCCGTGAAGAAGTACGCCTTCGCCAACGAACTCCTATCTCGTCTGCTGCCGGAGAACGCAGCTACATCGGTGATCTTTGACAGGCTTACGGCGGCCAGCGGACGGATGCTGCCCGACCTGAAGGTGCTCAAGGGGATAGCTCCCGAGGAAGTCAAGACGGTAGGCCGGACGTACCTTCAGGGCTTGGTAGACCACATGACTGAGGGCGGCAAGACAGAGCGCGTCAAGTCGGCCCTAAATAAGTTCCGAAACCTTCAGCCCGAGGTCCGCGAGATCCTGTTCGGCAAGGCGCAGTCGGAAAAGATCGACAACCTGCTGCAAGGCATACGCGACAACGGGATAGACACGAACCCGTCTGGATCTGGCAAGTGGGGAATGCTTGAAAAAGCCATCGGTGGAACGGCTGCCGTTAGCGTGCCTAGCTTTATGTCGGCGGGAAAGCCAGAGATGGCGGCGTATGCGGCCGGAATTGGCGCTGCTACGGCAGCGGGTAAAGCACTGTTCAACAACCGCCTCGCATGGCTGATGACCTCCGAGCGGGGTATCCGTATGCTCACGAATACCCTCAAACTGCCGGAGAACACCTACGGTTTCAGCCGCGCTCTGGAGGCTCTGGGGGCGGAGGCAGCGAAGGCGGATCAGGAGGAGACTGTGCCATGATGAGAGGCAGATCCAATGATCGCAATTTCTCGGTCTCCAGGATGGCCTTGACCCACCAAGCCGCATCTGATCCAGGCTGACGCGGCTCAGGTACAGAATGGACCCTATCGATCGTATCTATCATGACCCCAACGACATGGCATGGACGCCCAGGTCCCGACATATCTTCCCGCAAGATCGGGAATATGAGTTGTTTCTCGGCGTCTTCTGGAAATGCCTTGCATTCCCAGTCTCCGCTTGAATTTTTGAACGGTCTTGCGATGCAATAGCCTCTATACGACCGCTCTAATTCTAAGCCAAACAGCGGCAATTTATATTTCATGATTCCTCAACCCTCCACTCCAGATTCAGCCTCCGCAATAAGCCTGCGCTGCCGGAACAATTGAAGGTCTAGCCTCCAACCAGCCACTTTCCACTGAGGGCCGAACCACTTGTCGTCCGAGGACGCAATTTCCAACATGAGGTCTTCTGCCTTGTTGAGTAGTTCCTCGGCCTGTTCCTCGAATGAAGCCGCCGGGTTCAGCGACCCAGAAAACGTCAACGACGGATGTAACGGTTCCAGCATCTCAGCCTCCTGGCCGCAGCCGTCTCTTGTTGGGGCCGCCGCAGCGCAAATCGGGCAGTACGCTTTCGTGCCACATGCCGAATTCAAACACGAGTTCACGAAGCCTGTCAGGGTAATGCCCCGGCTCATTGCGAAGACACACCACCTCGCGGCAAAGAGATATTGTAACCGCAGACTCCCAATGGCAGTCTGTCGTGAATTCAGCCAACTCCACTTCGTCCATGTCTCCGATCTGCCGCTCGGATGCAGGCCCTTGCGAATCCCAGAATTTGAGCACTGCGACGCCTCGGCCATCACGGATGACCGTGCCATAGTATTTCCCGGCAAGCGGATCTATTGACCACGGAGCGGGAAATGACTCCAAAACCGCGCCGAACCAGTCCTTTACCGACGAGAAGCCCCATCGTCCTCGGTCGTCAAATCCGTATGACATTTAGCCTCCGCAATAAGCCTGCGCTGCCGGAACTTCCAAAAGTCGGCGGTCCAGCGTTCGATGATCGCCCTCCGGCATTGGGATAAATCATCGCAAGCGGTTGCGATCTGAAACGCCGCCTCCGCGCGCTCCAGCAACTCCTCCGCCTGCTCGTCGAGCGAATACGCCGGGTTCAGCATCTTGCCTTCCTTCCTGTTCCTGAATTGCATCCGGACAACGCGGCCCTGGTACATCAGGTTACTGCGCGGCTTACCACGGCTCATCAAAACCTCCACCTGACTAACGTACTTCCCATCCACGGCCACCAAAGCCACGGCCTCTCGCCTCGGTCAAACACGCTGAAATGGAACCACGGGCAATCAATCGTCACTCAGCCCTCCAGCCTTTCTTTAATCTTCTCCTCCACGTGCTCATCCTGCCCATCGTTGGACGTCAGCAACCGTGCCTTCAACTCTCGCGGCGCTTCTTCCAGCATCTCCTCGACGCTCGCCTCTTCAGGCGCGGGAACATCCCGAAGGCCCTCTTTCCTATTGACGCTCAAAGCCTCTAGGATCTGATCCAGCGCGTAGCACATGCAGACGAAAAGCCACATGAACGCGAGTCCCAAGTTTCCGCGCGCCAGAAGCGTGCAGAACACCAACGGTGGGATAACGATCCATGCCGTGAGAGTCAGCACGAACCTAAGAAACGGAACCATCTCACCCCTCCACTCCGTAACACTTCCACTGCCACTGGCACGCATACGGCTTGTCGCACGCCGGCCTGAAGATCGGCAACTCCCGGTAATCTTCCGGCAACGCCTCCAGCCGCGCGGCTTCTTGCCTGACGTGCTCCACGTTCCGTGCGCACAGTTTCTCTGACGCCTGCTTCAGATTCCGATGGTGGATCAGCCGCACGTTGTCGCGCTCCATCATGTTTACCCAGTCCTTCGCATTGTTCGCCGTCGAATCCTGGAACCAGATCGGTTTCCAATCGCCCTGCAACGGCCTGCCGTCCTGCTTCTGAAAGGCGAACCGGCCTGCCACTGCGGGATGCTTGTACGCCTTGCACCAGGCCGTGTGCTGGTGGCCGTGGCGCTGGCTGCCGATCTCGACGAGGTGCAACTGCATCGGCACGCGCGCCGCGAGCATATCGCCCGAGACGTACCAGGAGTGCAGTTCGGCCATTGGAATCGAGTCCTCAATCTTGTCGATAGTGGCCCAACGGTGTAGCGTGCCGGTGTCGTCCTGAAAGCAGGAGCAACGCCACCTTAACTCTCCATCCAGGATGATCGTCGGCCCTGGCTTCAAACTCAGGATCGTCTCGCGCGAGATCGCCTCCAGGATCGTCTGCAGCATCGCGATGTAATCCTGCGCGATGGTGAACGGGTCGCGCCCGGTGTCGAGCCCGGGCGACTTCGCGGCCTTCAGGAACATCTCGACGGCCACCGCAGTCGCGTTCGTGTTCCCTTGCGACAGGGTATATATACCAGAGCGCAGGCAGCGGTCGAAGAGCACCTTCGGATACCAGCGGCGCTCGGCTTGCTCGGCGTTGAGGATCGCGAGGCGCGGGCAGCGCTGGAGGTTCGTCAGGAGAGGGGCGGATAAAATCATTCAAAAACCACTTGACATAAGCGTACTACCGGAACTACAGTGGGTCAAGGAAAACGTATTACATGGGAAGAAAAAAGAAGCCGGACAAAATGCAGGTCGTCTGCACCAAGATGCCGCCGGGCCTCATCGTAGCGCTCGACCGGCTTGCCCGCAAGCTCAAGGGAACGCGGTCTGTGCTGATCCGGGCCGTGCTGATTGACCACGTGGCGAAGGAGAAGCAGGTCTATGACTGAGCGCGAGAAGTTCCTGGCCGAGCGGCAGTTGGGCTGCGGCGGCAGTGATGCGGCGAGCCTGTTCAACCTTGGATGGGGCTGCCAGCGGCGGCTCTGGTACGACAAGACCGCGCAGGAGGTTGACTCGCCACGCAAGCCATCCCCAATCATGGAAATCGGGAACTTGCTAGAACCTCTGTTCGCTCGGATGTATCACGACGCAACCGGCAGTTTGGTCAGCATGGAGAAGGTCTTCGTCCAGGACAAAGAGGCCCACATCGCGGTCCACATTGACGCCTGGGTGATTTCTGATCGCGGTAACCGCGGAGTCGCCGAGATCAAAGCATGCGGTCGCGGCGCGTTTTACAAGTACAAACGAGAAGGGCTGCCCGAAGACTACGTGCTGCAACTTCAGACCGGCATGGGCGTTACGGGCTCTGAATGGGGCGTTTTTATTATTGGCTGTCGGGATAGCGGTGAGATCCTACATTGGGAAGTGGAAGCGCGAGGGGGTATTTACACCGAGATCCTGGCGGCGGCGGCGGTGTTCTGGAAAGACCTGAAGGCCGAGCAGAACCCCTACGAGCGCCTGGAGCCCGACGACAAGCGCTGCGCCTCGTGCTCCTACCGAACGACCTGCCAGGGCGAGCACATCTCGCTCGCGGCGGCTGGCCTGACGGCCAAGGACGGCTACGAGATGGATAACTCGATCCTGCCGCTGCTGATCGAGCGGGCCGAGCGGTCAGCACTGAAGAAAGAAGCCGAGAACCTGTTCGACGAGACGAACGAAGAGATCAAGGCGCGGCTCGGAGACCGGAAACTGGTCTGCACCGAGCAGGGGCACAAGGTTCAATACTATTCGTTCCACAAGGCCGAGTACGTTGTGAAGGCTCACGACGAAAGGCCGCTGAGAGTGTACGCACCGAAGGGGGAGAAATGAGCAAGGTATTTCACAAGGCGAAGGACATCGGACCGCCGATAGATCCGGCTCTTATCGCGCACAAACAAAGCTTTTTCAACGCAGGCATAAATACCTATAACCTTCCTCCGCGTTCGCCGGAAGAGGAAAGGCGAGTCATCGCCGAAGTGAACTGGGAGCGGTCCAAGAAACAAGAGCGCGAGCGCTGCGCCAAGATCGCCGAAGACGCTTACCTGCTGACCGAGCCGTACTCGCACAACGTCCAGAATCAGTCAGTGCGAAAGAAGTTCGGGAAACTGATCGCTGCAAAGATACGAGAGGAGTTGAAGTGAGCACCCAACCATTGCCGGGCGTCCTCTACGGATTGACCCATACTGAAGAAGGCGTGCCGATTATTCGCGAATCCCGGCTCCTGAAGGTCTCCATCGGCTTGCCACGCGGCAAGGCGCTGAACGTCTGGACGGTGAGCCAGGACGGCGCGCTGAAGTGGAAGATCGTCCGAGGCTTCAAGCGCGATGCGATGAAGACCTGGACTTTCGACACGCGCCAGCAGGCCGAAGAGTTTTACTCGAAAAACATCGGAGACGCGCCGATCTGCAACTACCCGCGCAAGATCCCCTTCTACACCTTCACGCGCCCGGTGCTCGGGGAAGATGGGACCGAAACGTTCCTGCCGGACTTCGCGGCCATCGAGGCCCACGGTCCATGCCCGACTGAGATCGACGTTGTCTTCTTCGACGACAACCCGTTCAACGGCGCTTATCAATTCTGGAGTACGTCCGAGTTGAAGTGCAAGGGCGACGGCATTAACGCGATGCGCGTGCTCACCATGGCGCCGCCCGACGTTCAGAAGCAGTTGGCCGGTGAGAAGTACTTCAACATCGTAGAGGGCTGCTGGACGCGCGGCTGCCAGTACGCCGGCAAGGAATGCAAGCCGGGCGGCGACCTGAAGTTCCAGCTTGCGAACAACATCCGGCTCGGCGGGACAGCGTACTTTCACACGACCGGATACCGCTCGATCTCGCAGATCTTTTCTTCGCTCGAACGGATCAAGACGCTTACCCGCGGCCGTCTGGTCGGACTGCCTCTCAAGATGACGCTGCGGCCGTACAAGGTCACGGCTCCCGATGGCAAGCCCACGACGCAGTATGGTGTCTCGCTGGAACTCCGGGCCGAGGATATGGACCGGCTGCGTAAGATGCTGTTCTCGAACCTCTGGGATCAGGCGGGCCAGATCGCGGCGGCGCCGAAGATGATCGAGGAAGCGAGCACGGCGGCCGAGGAGCCGATCCTGAGCGCGGCTGCGATCACGGCTGAGTTCTACCCCGAAGCCACCGACGACGCAGAGGAACAAGCGCAGGCCGAGCCGCCGAAGCCCGAGATCGCCAAGGCGACCGAAGCGAAGACCGACGCGCTGGCGGACAAACTGAAGGCGAAGCGCGCGCCGAAACAAGAGGCCGCTCCGTCGCCTGGGCAAGCACCGGAACCGCCGAAGCCTCCGGCTCCCGCACCGCCCCCTGCACCGGCTCCCGCGCCGGCGCAAACCGCAACGCAACCCGGAGTGATCCCTCCGGCGACGTACAATCGCGACGATCTGTTTTAACGGTCTTTCCTTCGGGCCAGTGGTTCCGCTACCGAGTGGACCCTGCGCGGATGGCTTAGCGAACCCGATAGCGAAGCCCTCAAGCCTGCACGAGTTGAGTGGTACGAGAACGCCGTGAACCAAGCAGCAGGCAATCGTGGACGAACCTGACTCGCGCCCTAGACGCGGATCGGCTAAGTCGGAGGCGTGACAATCCGGGAGAGACCGGCGCTGGGAGCCGCGAACCGGGCTCTGAGGGGATTCTTGGCTTACAAGGCCCCAGGTTGCACTACTGCGGCTTAAAGCAGGGTAGGGAAGGCCTCCGAAAATAGGCCTGACTCGACGGAGAGTAGTCTAGGGAACTCCCCTGAAAGAAGGAGTGACAAGCCGGGAGAGACCGGCAAACTTACCTCTTGAGGTTTCCATGAGACTGCAACACGTCACGATCACAGACATGGCCGGCTTCGCCGGAGTCCACGAATTCGACCTTCCGGCCATCTGCCTGATCACGGGCAAGAACGGGCGCGGCAAGTCCTCGCTCCTGGACTGCCTGCGCTATTGCTTCGACTCAGGCCACGACGAGGACATGATCCATTCCGGCGCGGAGTGCGGCGAGATCATCGTCATTCTCGACGACGGCGGCGCGGTCAGGGCCAGGGCTGCGAAGGCCGACAACAAGACGACGCGCGACTGGAGGCTGCCTGGCGCGCGCAAGTGGAACATCAACCGCAGCTTCATCGACAAGATCAGCGCGGCGATCTCCTACAACGCGGCGTCGTTCCTGGACCTGCCGGAGCGCAAGCAGATCGAAGCCCTGCTTGCGATGATGCCGATCAAGGTGGACACATCAGAGGTCAACGAGGCGATCGGCACAGCGGCGTCTCTGGTGAAACTCCCGGTCTTGCCGCCGACCGTCAACGGGCTTGAACTCGTGGACTTGAGTTACGACTCGATCTACGATCAGCGGCGCGAGTTGAACGTGGCCGCCGACACGCAGGAGAAGCACGCCTCGGAACTGGAGCGGGCGCTGCCGCCGCCGGCACCGGAGGGCGAGCAGTGGAACGATCAGGTTCAGTCGCTCCAGGTACAGATCAAGGCGCTCGAAGACCAGGAGCGTTCCGACCTTAACGAACTCACTGTTATGTTCCGTGCGGTCAAGGATGATCAGGCCGCGAAGTGCAGCAAAGCGGAAGCGGACATCAATGAGGGCATCAACGCAAAAATCAGGGAACTGGAATTGAACCGCGCGGACATGCTTGGAACCGTTCACAAGGACCGCGACTCCTACATCGAAGAGGCCCGCCAGATCGGCGTCTCCGAAGCTGCCCGCATCCGTGGCGAGAATGCCCCGGTCCGCGAGCAGTTGACCGCTGAGCTTGCCACTGCCGAAGAACGGGCTCGCCAGCACGAGCGCACCGAGGGAACGCGCGAGGCGGCCATTGTGGCCCGGCGCGAGGCCACCGACAAGAAGGCCAACTCCGAGATCCTGACCGAATCCCTCACGCGCCTGAAGGATCTGCGGCTCAAGGTGGCCGAGCGGCTGCCGATCAAGAACATCCGCATTCAGGACGGGCGGCTGTTCAACTTGGACAAGGTGGCATTCAAGCGCTGGAACACGGTCCAGCAGTTGATCTTCTGCCTGAAGATCGCCGTGATCGCGCACCGCGAGGCCGGGTTCGTCTGCGTCGATAACTTCGAGCACTTCGATTCCCAGATGCGCGATGCGGCCCTTGCCGCCTGCCGGAAGTACGCAGAGGATGAGGGTATGCAGTTCCTTGTCTGTTCGGTGTCGGATGAACCGGAATTGAGCGTGAGGGAGGCGTAGGGTGATTCCGACGCTCTGGCCCGACCAGGAACTCGACTTGAACCGCGTCCGCGCCTCCATGCGAGAGCACCGCGCCGTCGCCCTGGTGCGGCCCTGCGGATCGGGCAAAGGGACCATCGCGAGTTACGTGGTTCACTCTGCCGAGTCGCGCGGCAAGCGAGTCATCTTCGCCGTTGATAGGCGCGTGCTGGTTCACGACATGAGCATGCGCTTGGACCGGCTCGGGATCGAACACGGCGTCATCATGGGCGACGACAAGCGCCGCAAGCCCTGGCTCGGCACTCACGTCGCGAGCATCGACACGCTCACCCGCCGCGAGGTTCTGCCGGTCGCGGATTTGATCATCATCGACGAAACGCACAAGGCGGTCGCTCCGAAGTGGAAAAAGGTTCTCGACCGCTACCCGCAGGCCAAGATTCTCGGTCTAACGGCGACTCCGATCCGGCTGGACGGGCGCGGCTTGGAAGAGATCTACGATGACATGGTGGTCGGCCCCTCGGTCGAGGACTTACTCAATCTGAAACTGATCGTGCCGAGCGTCGTGTTCGCGCCGCCGCGCCAGATCAACACGAGCAAGGCCAAGAAGACTGGCGGCGACTACAACAGCGCCGCCCTGGCCCATGTGTGCGACAACGCCAAACTGGTCGGCGACATCGTGGCCCACTGGCAGAAGCATGCCTCCGAGCGCAAGACGGCGTTCTTCGGAGTGGACTGCAAGCACGCCCGCAACACGGCCGAGCAGTTCCGCTGCGCCGGCGTCGAGACGGCCTACGTGGACGCGGACACGCCCGACGATGAGCGGCAGAAGATATGGGATGACTTCGACCGTGGAACGTGTCGGATTATTTGTAGCGTCGGCGTGATTGGAATCGGATGGGACCACTCGATCTGTTCGTGCATCATCGACGGCTGCCCGACACTCTCGATCGAGCGGTTCCTGCAACGCATTGGGCGCGGATCAAGGACGCATCCGGGCAAGACAAACTTCCTCATTCTCGACCACGCGGGCAACACGCACAGGCACGGATTCTATGAAGACCCGCGTTGCTGGAGTTTAACCGGCAAGGCGCTCAAGGAAGAAGAAGAAAAGTCCGAGTCGCCCTACACCTGCGTGGTCTGCCGGGCGGTATTCCGTAGAAAGGGTGCTCTCGCTTGCCCATATTGCGGCGCTGCAATACAGGTGAAGCATAGAGACATCACGGTAGTAAAGGGAGACTTGGAAGAACTCAGCAGGACTCAAACGGCTGAAAAATGGAGAGCGCTGACTCCAGAGAAAAGAGAAATAATGTACCGGCGGATGGTCATCACTGCGGAGCAGCGGGGATATAGTTCCAAGTGGCCGATGGCTAGGTATCACGCATTGTTTAATGAATGGCCGAGGAGAGAATGGAATGCCAGACAAACCTACGCTTGAACTAATGTCCGGGTTGAAGATCGGGGCATACACCCTGCTGAGAAAAATAGTAGACCCTGAGTCTCCTTCCCGATGGGAATGTCGATGCGATTGCGGCAACATCCGCACTGTAGCTTCGGGTAATCTAAGGGCTAGAAATAGCCTGTCTTGCGGATGCCTGCGAGGCGAGTTACGGGTGAAAACGAGGCATACGCACGGAGAGGCCGGCGTAAGATCCTCCCAGAGAACAGCAGAATACCGGGCTTGGGCTAACATCAAAAACAGATGTCACAACGAGCTTACACCAGCCTATGCTTATTACGGCGCTCGTGGAATCGCCGTTTGCGACAAATGGAGGAATAGCTACGAGTCGTTTCTGGCGGACATGGGCAGGCGGCCATCCCCAAGTCACAGCATAGACCGCATCGACAACGACCGAGGATACGAGCCGGGAAACTGCCGTTGGGCCACCCTTTCGGAGCAGCGCCGGAATACGAGGGCAGTCCAGAGATTTGAACACGGCGGCGACAAGCTGATGGCTATCGAGTGGCAGGAGAAAACTGGGCTTCGCTCCAAGATCATCAGACGCCGTCTGATCCGAGGTTGGTCGATAGAGAAGGCGGTTACGACTCCGAAGCTTGAGCCCGGAGAGGGTCACGCGAGTCAGTACGTCAGCAATAGGAACTCTTCTGGGTTCAAGGGCGTTTCCACTTCAGATAAAAAGAATAAACCATGGCGTGCCGTCGTTCGGCAGGATGGCCGGCAGTCCTTCGTCGGTTACTATGCCACGGCAGAAGAAGCCGCGCGAGCTTACGACGCGAGAGCTATCTCCATCTACGGAGAGCACGCACTGCTCAACTTCCCCGAGGCGGTGCCCGCATGAAGCCCGCCGACGTCCTCACCAACGAGCTGCGCGTGGCGCTGTCGGCCAAGTATGGCCGTGATGCCTTCCTCCAGCGCGTCAACGTGATCGCCATGGCGACCACGACGCGCGGCATGGTGCGGAGCTGCCAGCCGGGCACAGCGGACCTGCTCGGCGTCGTCAAGTGCTACGCCGTGGCAATCGAGGTCAAGGCGGGTAAGGACCGGCAGCGGGAGTCGCAACGCAATTTCCAGGAGTGCTGGGAACGCGCCGGCGGGATTTACCTGATCTGCCGGGATGTGGAAGAGACGCTGAAGCAACTCCAGGGGATCATGGATTCAGTCAAGGACATGCTGGCAAGGCACACATGAGGCAGCCCCGCCAGATGGTCGTCCCCGACCCAGCCACAATCGAGCAGATCAAACACTCGATTGACCTGCGTGCGTTCGTGGCCGAGTACATCCCGCTGCGTAAGCAGGGCGCGACCTCCAAGGGAGTCTGCCCGTTCCACTCTGAGACGGTCGGCTCTTTCGTTGTGCATGAAGACTATTTCAAATGCTTCGGTTGCGGCGCCGCGGGCGACGTTATTTCATTCGTCCAGCAGTTCGACCGCATGAACTTCATGGAGGCTCTGCGCAGCCTGGCCGAGTACACCGGCATCGCGTTGCAAACAGTGGACCGCAAGACCGCACTCCGCCGCCAGGAGTTCATCCGCCGCGAGGCCGAGTGCGTGTGGCATTTCTGGGGCGCGCTGTATTTGGAGTTTGAGACCCGCAAGCGCCGGGCGTATGCTTGGGTTCAGGTCGTGGCTGGAACGTGCCTCGAAGATGCATTCCTGCTGGACCTAGAAGAAAATGCGAAAGCTATGTTTCTGATCGAGACGGCATCGGCTCGTCAGTTGCTCGACATTTACCGCGAGCAGGTCAACTCGGGCCACACCGTCCAGGTGCGCTGCGAAGACCCGCTCGACCGGCCGGGAATTTTCCTAAGATCTATCCGAACGGAGAACTACAGTGGAATTCACGCAAGCTGTTAAAAAATGCCCCAAGGGGCACATCATCCCAGACGGGGACTACCCGCTCGACGAACTCGGGGAACCGCTCGCCGTCAAGGACAAGCGTACTGGCGAGATGGTCCTCGCGCATCGCACTAAGCCGATGATCTGCTGCCCGGAGTGCGCCAAGGCCGTCGAGGTGCCAGCCGGGGTGGCGAGGCTCTTCACGCCACCGCCGCGTCTCGCCAAGGGCGAAGTCGTCAAGGAGCAGACCACGATCCGCGAGATTCTCGGCGAAGTCCCGATGTTCCACCTGTAATCGGCTCCCATGAAGCCGGATCCAGTCAAGCGCGAACTCGCGTCCGAAGTCGCCCCGTCGAACGTCACGGGCAGCGCTACCTTTGCCGCCCAGCAGGTCATTGCCGGCAAGGACTCGCAGGCTGCGTTCAAGCCGGAGTTCATCCAGCGCTGCGCCCTACTGACAACCGAGGAGCTATGGGATGTCCGCCTGCTGCTGGCCCGGGCCTTCCCCAAGGACGGCTTCGGGCCGCGAGGTGAGTTCTCGCGCCGCGTCAAGGCCGCTCAGATCGACATGGACCCGATCGAGCGCCGGGCGGGTTGGACCGCAGGGCTGCTGCTTAGCGACAACGGAGCGGCCAAGCCGGTGCTCGCCAACGCCATCCTGGCGCTGCAGTTGGCGCCGGAGTGGTCCGGAGTGGTCGGATTCGACGAGTTTTCGCAGCGTTTACGCATTCTCAAGGCGGCGCCCTGGGAGCGCTCGGACTGCGACTGGCAGGACCGGGACGACACCGAGTTGTCGAACTGGCTGCAGCACCACGGCATCATGGTCTCCTCGGCGCTAGCGCACGAGGCCGCGGCGAAGGCTGGCTTCGAGAATAGCTACCATCCTGTCAGGGCGTACCTCAAGAGCCTGGAGCCGAGCGATGAGGTGCTGATCAACGGCTGGCTGGGCCAGTTCCTCGGCGTGAAGGCGGCCGACGATGAACAGGAGAGGTACGTCGCCGCGGTGGGGCGCAAGTGGCTGATCTCCGCCGTGGCGCGCATCTTCGAGCCGGGCTGCAAAGCCGACTGCTGCCTGCTAATCGAAGGAAAAACGGGAGTGGGCAAGTCCACCACTCTATCAACTCTGGGCTCGCCGTGGTTCGCGGATTCACTGATGGTGCTCGGCAATCACGATTTTTACCAGACGATCCAGGGCAAGTGGATCATAGAGATCGCCGATTTGGCCGGGTACAACAAAGCGGAGATCGAGATGGTCAAGTCAGTATTCTCATCGTCGTGCGACACCTACCGCAAGTCCTACGGCCGCAACGCCGAGGACCATCCCCGCCAGTGTGTATTTGCCTGCACCACCGAGGCCGACAATTGGAGCAAGGAAGCCTCGGCCCGCCGGTTCTGGCCGGTGGCCGCCGGCACGGTGGATATGATGGGCCTCAAGAATGCCAAGCACCAGCTCTGGGCCGAGGCCGTGCGCGCCTACAAAGACGGCGAGGCCTGGTATCTGGATGAACCCGAACTGGTCAAGGCATCTCAGTCGGAGCAGTTGGACCGCTGGGAGCGGCACCCCTGGCTCAAGGCAATCGGGGAATATGTCGCCCAACTCGGCGATACGTGTTCTGAGGACATCCTCCGTTCGGCCATCACTAAGCCCCTGGAGCGGCAGACACGCGCCGACCAGATGGCGGTGGGCGGGTGCCTGCGGTTCCTGGGATGGAGCAAGCGGAAGACAACGGTTGGCGGCGGCCGGAGCGTGCAGCGGTGGTATCCGCCGGATACGCTGGATTAGGCCCACTCCCTTACCATTTCTTTCGGGTTCTCGATCCCCGCCTTCCGGCAGCAGTCGAAGCACCGCGCGATCGCCCGCTTCAGGGTGCTGCGGTTGCACGGACATCTCGGAACGTCCGCCTTGAACTTGGCGCAGCCGGAGAGCGCGATCGTGCCGGCGCGCAGCCCGACGCCGCGGGCCTTTCCGCCGAGACGGCCGAGCGCCACGGCCGCCGGATTTTTTTCGTGTGTCATGTTTACCTCTTCAGGTTCGCTATCAGGAGCGCGAGCACGACTGCCGCCAGGACCAGGAAGGTGAGGCGCCACCACGGCGTCATCTGGTCGTTTTTCCGCCCCGTCTCCCAGCTGACGAGGTTTTTCTGTTCGTCGAACGTCGCCTGGATGATCCGGCACAGGTCCACGCGCTCTTCGGGGAACAGCACGGCATCACGCGCCACTTCCCACTCCGCCAGGATGCACATGGTGAGCAACACCGCCACCGGTGAGGCCAGCACGCGCGGCTCAGTTCCGCCTTTCAGGATTCGCTCAGCCCTCATTTTCAGCCGTCCCTTCCGCGAACATCTCCAACTCGCCCTCTTCGAGGCTCTGTTCGTAGGCTTCCCGCGCCGCGAGCAACGCCCGCAGCCGGGCCCGGGCGTGCAGGGCATGCAGCCGCGCCGCCTTTTCCGCCGCCTCGCTCAGCAGCAGCGCCGGGATGATTTTCGTGAGCGCGTAGACCGTCGTCAGGATCGCCGCCGCGTATCCGCAGCCCGCCAGGAATTCGCTCATTTCCAGTACCTCTCGATCACCAGCTCCGCGAACAGCGCCACAGCAACCGCCAGGCTGAATAGCCCGGCGAGCCACAGCAGCCCGGCTTGCGCCCGCTGCGACAGGTTCGGACCTGCCCGCCGTTGCCGGAAGTGCAGCGCCTTTACGGGTTCTCTGGACGCCGCAAACGGTTCGTCTGCCGCCATTCTCTTGAGCGCCGCCTTGGATGCCGCGCCCGCCCATGCCAAACCTTCGAGTTTCACGGCTTCACCTCCGCCGGATAGAGCGCCTCGATAGGCTGTTCCGTGATGGCCCATTCCGCGATGGCAAAGAGGTTGAAGGCCTCCACCCACGCCTCCGCCCACGCCTCCACCGCCGCCTGCGCCGCCGCCGCCTCCCACGCCGCCGCCGCCGCCCTCGCCGCCGCCGCCGTGCGATCTTTTCCACTCAGCCAGCCGGTTGCCCGTTTTTTCCAGGCAACTGAGGCTCGCGGCCAGGCGCAGCCGATTGCGAATCGCACGCGCTGCTCCGTTGTGATCTCCGGCAGTGGCAGCACTTCGACCGTCGTGAGCGCGCGGCAGCCGCATTTCAACGGCCCGTCGCGCTTGCCGATTTCGCCGCGGCACGACCAAAGCTGCGGGTTTTTCAGATTGGCGTGGATCGGGTTCAGCAGCACCGCCACGAGCGGATGCTCGTAGGCGTGGATCCAGGATGCCGAGCACAGCGGGCCATCGGCCGGCCCTTTCGCCTCGTGCGTAATGCCCGCGCCCCATTGGGTATGATTAGTTCCGTCGCCGTGGGTCTGACCCTGAGCGTCGGTGAGTTTGTAGAGAGTTACTGCAGCCATCGTGTTCCTTCCGCTATTGTTACGCCGTGCCGCCATCCTTTCCAGCGCCGCTTTGGAGGCCGCGCCGGACCACGCCAAACCTTCGAGTTTCACGGCTTCACCCCCTTGAATGTTGATCGTTCCGCCGCCGTGGGTCTGGCCCTGAGCGTCGGTGAGTTTATAGAGCGTCGCTTCTGCCATGCGTGTTCCTTCCGTTATTTTGCCGCTATTCCGCCATCGGGTCAAGTGGAAATCGGTTAACTGCCAGATCTATCCCAGAACATCGTCGCGTCGTCATAGGGCGTGCCGTAATCGCCCGCGCCCCGTTGCGTTTTCCGCTCGGAAAGCATAGCCTCCGCCATGCTATAAGCCATTTCCGCCATTTCAGACGGGAGCGCCTTGATTTCAGGGTTGGCGCAGAGTCCAGTCAGGGCGTGTTTCGCAAACAAGTCCAAGCTGGCCCAGTAAGCCTCCAATGCCTGCCGCCGCCGCAGTTCGACCCAATCTTCTTTTTTTAAGTCGGTCATTGTCGCTTTCCGCCTTTCGTCTTTCGCTCGAACAGTTTCCGCCGGACATGCGGCACGAAGGCCGCTACTGCGCTGCTACGGCTTCGCCGCGATGCAGCCACAAGTTCGCCATCTCCGGAGTGCCCTCCAGTTCCGCAGAAACCTCCCAGCCACCCTTGCCGCCGAGAATGCCACTGCTGAGATTGATGGCCTTGATTGCTTTCACGCCGGTGGCATTGTAGCCGCAGCCACCAACACAGTACCCCACATGGCCGCGATAGCCGAGAATGGCTACCTTAAGGGCTTCTTCTTCGGTTGCTCCCTCGCCTACCAAGGTGGCTCCGCCGCCGAACGCGTCGAGCGAATGCGCTCTGAATTTCCAAACCATGTTTCCCATTTTGTTTCTCCTCCCGGTTTAAGCCTCCGGGTGGCTCTTTCGCTCGAACAATTTCCGCCCGTCGAGGACCGTATAGCGCCAGGCCGGATGTGCCGCCTTTTCCGCCAGCACCGGCCCGTCGTAGCAGTCCCCGCAAATCAGTTCGTGGATTTTCCGCCCTTCCACCCCGGGCTCGACCTCGACCGCCTCGACGCTTACCGCCCGGCTCAGGCACAGCGGCGCCGCGCAGCGCCCGCAGAAGGGCTGACTTGTTACGCGCCGGCGCAGGGTGTCGTGAGCCGTGAGGGTGAGCCGGATCATGCGACCGCGATCCGTTCCGGCCTGAAGTAAGTTCCGCCGTATTGAATCGCCTCTGCAATGTGTTTCGCCTGTATCCGCTCGGAGGCTCCGAGGTTCGCAATCACGCGCGCCACGCGCAGCGCTTTCTGATATTGCCCGTTCGACATCGCAAGCCGGCGCAGCGCCATTTCCGCCGTTCGGCGCGCCATGCCATCCAATTCGAGGCCCAGGTGATTTTTCCCGAACTCCACGGCCGCGGCTACCCGCTTTTCCCGCCAGGTGTCGTCATCGGGCGCGTTCATCTGCCGCCCGAGCATATCCGCCGCGGTCGCCATGCAGGTTTCGATAATCAAGTCGAATTCTTCCGCCTCACGCTCAAGCCGCCGGTACCAGCGGTAGAGCAGCCGCGCGCTGCAGGTACACTCGCGCCCCGGGTTCATGTAGTTTCCGCACGGGCAGGAATCCCGCTCGGCGCTTTCCACGTCGGGGAACGCCGCCCGCAGCGTGGTCTTGGAGCTGCCGCGCGGCCCGACCAGCATGACTTTCAGGCCGCCCGCTTGCGCCACTTCGAAGGCGCGTTTCGCCGTCGCGTTTCCTCGGATCTCGTATTGTTTCATCGTGTTTCCGCCTTTCCTCGTATCATCGGCACGTGCGGCCGCCCGCTGCGACAGGCGGCCTGGCTTGCAGACGCTACTTTTCCGCCCGCCGCTTTTCCCGCTGCAGTTTCGCGTGGAAGTAGCGCGCCCGCGATCCGTTCGCGTTGCTCGGCCGCCTGTAGTGGCAGTAGTTCGCCTCTACCAGCAGAACTTCCACTTGCGCCGTGTTCAGGGTGTGAAAGTCCACCGCTATGATGCCCGACAGGTCCATCGGTGGTACTTCCCGCGTTTCCGCCGTTCGCTGTGTCTGTTTCATGGTTGCTATGCTCCCAGTACGCAGAACGCCTCACTGCCGTAGTCGTTTGTTTTTCCACTCGGCAGGGTGAGCTTGAAAAGTGTGTAGGCCATGGCTAAACTCCCTTTCGGTCAATTTCCGCACTCGTGCCCGCTGCGACGGGCACTGATTCGGGGACTGATCAGACACTCACGTATTGCCCGCGCGCCACCGCGAACGTGGAGAACCGCAATTCCTGCAAGAGCGTGAAGTTTGCGTCTCTCCGCGCTTCGAAGTGGAACGCGGACATGCCCGTGTCGATTTCCTGAATGCCCCACGTGGCGCAAGGGTATGTGTTGCCCGTGGACATGTTCTTGGCGATGCAAGTGCACCGCGAATCAGGCGCGCGCCTGTATCCGAGCGCTTTTAGTTCGGCGTCTAGCGTCGCAATGGACACTTGGCGGCCGCCATATTCAAGCGTCCGCTTCACTTCCAGCGTCAATCCGATGCTCTTGTACTCTGGCATGGTGACTCCTAGACGATCGCCCATATCTCGCGCAACGTCCGACTGGTCTTGAAGTACAGCGTGACGTTGCCGTGGTCGTTTACAACAGCCACTTCACCACGAAACCATACAGGGACTTCGGAGAGGTCCGAAACCTTGATATTCTCGACGTCAAAGTCCCAAACGTTGCCACCATTGACAAACGTCGGAACCGAGAACTCTTCGTCCCATTCTTCACTCAACCAAAACCCATAGTCGGAACCATCGCCGGGATGCGCGCCAAAGTAGAAATAAGGTGCGGCGTACTCGCCGAGTGCATCGCAGAGCGATTCGAGGTCGTACTCGGCGTCTTCGGACTCGTAATAGCCGATTTCGGCGTCGTCTTCCGTCTCTCCACGTAACTCAATCCGTCTCTCAATCTCGCGGGCCAGCTTCGCGTGCTGGCGTCTGGACTTAGCTGGCAGGATGCCAGTCTGGCGCGCCAGACCTTGCAGCTCGTAACAGAACGTCGGGATCAAGTCCTCTTCGCGCATGGTGGCGCAAGAGACTGAACCCATTGGGTAATTGGCAGTTCGTTTGCCGGACTTCATTGTAATCTCCTATCGAATCGAACATCCTATCTACTCTTCTACTATGCGCTCAATCCGCTATCGCGTCAAGAGGTATTACGAAAATAGGTGGAAATAATCGGAGAGGGGCAAACGGGCAGGACCGCGACAGGTCGAGTGTGGTACTTTCTACCACACCTTTGGCAGTTAATACCACGCAAGGTGTGGCTTGATTGACACACTGTGGTAGAACGTACCACGCTGTATGTGTCAAACGGACCACGCTGGCAAGTGCCGCAAGGTGTAGTGAGAGATGAGGGTATGAAACCACGTTCGAGGTGTACAGCGGCTTCGCTGTGCGCGCGCGGAGACCTCGACAGCTCGCCGGATCGCCCGACGGCCGCAAGAATCAGGCGGAAACAGTCAACTTCTGATAATCACTATTACGTTAACTCCGACATGATAGCGGATTGTCCTAGCAAGTCGTTTGTAATCAACACTTGCAAGTGATAACGCGGAAATACGCGCCCATCTGGACCGCGATAATGGAGCTGATGCGCGACTATGCCGGCGTTTGAACGGGTTTGAACGGTGTTATCAGAAGTCAGGCGCGCCGCGGCCGCCGGCATAGTCCGACCGATCGGTTGTCCGATATGGTGATCGAGCGTAACAGTGGACAGATGCCCGCCGTCCCATTCCAAACGCCCTCTTGCATTTTCTGGTAGCTATATTTTTTGGGCCCGGCGCCACGGAAAGAGCCGGAAGGCAGGATGCCTGCCTGTTCCATAAACGTGTCTGAGTTCCTCCCGCCTAGTTCCGTGCTCTCTTCCGGACTGATGCGCCTTGATCGTAGCTGGCGCTTGACACTCCAGCCTGCTGGGTCTACTCTGGATCTGCGTGTTCCCCGCCGTTGGGTTGAGTTCCGGATCATTCTTCGGCCCGTCTGGTGATTCTGCCAGCCGGGCCGAAGTTGCGTCTGTGGCTCAGAATTCCAACCTCCCTACCATCGTTCGATGGTTGGAATTCCTGCAAGTCTTTTAGAAAACCTCTCCAACTCCCGTCCTACCAAATCGTGCGGCTTCATATACGCGCGTGTGTGCTATTACGCGCGTTATACACACTATTACCTATATAATCTTTTATCAAACCAATTAGAAGGGCGGGAGTTGGGGAGGTTAAACAAAGGGCTTAGCGTCATTCCTACCTATGATTCAGGCAAGCTACGAGGTAGGACGGAATGCAGGTTACGGTTATCCTTGCATGGTTCACTGGATCAATGGTATGGTCTATGGTGGAAAGGATATGCGCAGTGAGCACAACGAAGGATGGGTTTTGGGCGCTGGAGGTGGGCAAGTCTCCAATTTGGAGCCGCCGCCGGCTTCCTGTTGTCGAGGCCGGGGTTCTGGAAGATTACTTGCTGCGGCTGCTGGATGCGCTGCGCGCAACTCCGGGCGCGATCAACTGCTTCTCGGTCGCTGCCATGCTGAAAGACCTGGGGATGGACGAGGGCCCGGCAAACCAGATGTGGCTGGGTGGCGAATTGCGCTCGCGCGGCTGGTCCCGGCGCAAAGTTTGGCTGGAGTCTTCCGGACCTAGGAACCGCTGGTTCCCGCCGATCATTCCCTTGGACGATAGGTCCTGAATATGCCACGAACCGCCCGTAGTGCCGAACAGATGGGAGCTTCAGTCGCTCGGGAGGAGTGGGCGCTCATTGCCCGCTCGCGCGATTCGGAGTGGTACGACGCCCTTGTGCGCGAGTTCCGGGAGAAGGGCCACGTCCGCATCGACCGCCGCTCGTCTCCTCCCATCCCGGTTTTGCGCGAAGAACTGCGTAAACGGCTGGCGTTCACCGACGACCCCACGCGCCGTAAGTTTACCCTCAAATTGGCGATCCCGGCCAAGATCCCAGTTAAGGCCAACGGAAGGCCTGTCCACCAGAAGCGGAACGTACTGCTTCTCGACGCGATTCCTCCCAGCGTGCGGGTGAAGTCCACTTTAGTGCCGCAGCCTCCCAAACTGCTCGAATGCGTTTTGCCGGCTCTCTCGAACGTCTGGGGTGAAGCACTTGCCGCCGATCCACTAACCCGCTGGTTCCGGCTGGTGGACGTGGCGGGGCGTGCCGGGGTCGAACCCACGCAGCGGAACCACATGGCCGTCGCCGCGGCGCTGCGCTATGCCGGCTGGACACAGCACGCCGTCAAGGATCCAGCGGCGGAAGGCCGACTGGCCCGGCGTTGGTTCCCGCCGATCGTGCAGGAGGAGAAATGAAGAATTTCATGCCGATCGGGAATGTGCTCCCGCGCAATGCTGTCCTTTTCGATCCGATCTACATCGACCGGGCGCAACTGAAGCGGCTGGTGGAATGGGACAAGCTCCGGCTGGCCGGCAAACTGGAGCGGCCCATCGAAGAGATCCCAGTCACGGTCAACCGGATCATGAGCGACCTGCGCATCTTCCCAGACAAGAAGAACCAGCGGATGATCGAGTCGTGTCTCAAGTCGATTGGCTGGATCTACGATAAGCCGCCCCGCAGGGCACTGAAACGCATGCATGCCTGGTTCCCTCCGCCGGCCGCCCCGGATGCCGCAGCGGAGAAACCCTGAAAATTCCCGGCACGATTCCGCCCGGTCGGGAGTACACTTCAGATAGCTATTAGGAGATAGCTCGCATGATCCACATGAACCGCTCCCGCTTCACGCCGTTCCTGGCGCTTACCATCATCCTCTGCCTGGCTCTCGCCGGCTGCCCTGCCTCAACGCCCGTCACGCCCGATCAGGCGCTCACCGCACTGGAGGCCGCCGTCGCCTCGGCCGAGGTCGTAGTCGTCGCGCTCGGGGCGACTGGCGTGATCCCTGTCGACGTCGCCGCCGAGATCACCGCGGCGATGCTGCCGCTGCCCGGGATCTTCAGACAGACCGCGCAGGAGATGGCGAGCACGGATACCGACATCGTCAAGTCGCTCAAGATCGCGGAGTACTTCCAACCCGAGATCCAGGCGTTGACGATACTGCCGGCTCAGGCGCAGGTCTGGACTGGCGCTGTGATGTCGGCGATCAAGGTGTTTTTGAGCTTCTATGTGGTGCCGCAGGGGATGACACTCGTGACAGCGCCCAGGGGCGGGCACGTCACGACGTTCGATCCGACGCACCTGTCGACTGTCGCGCTGAAGATCGGCGCGTTCGACCAGCACGTAAAGGCAATCAAGGGTCGATGAGCGAGATTCTGGGCCACGGCATCCTGACGCCCGTTATTGCCAGAGACGATGTGGAGAGAGTGGTCAACGCCTGCCCGGACTGGCGCTCGGAGCGGGAGATTATGATTGCGACGGGACTGGGGAAGGGACGGGCGACTAGGGCTATCGTCTGCGCTGGGGATCGGTTGGAGCGAATGGCGCAGAACCGCAATACCTGCACGCAGAGATGGATCTGGAGGCGGCGTGGAACAGCCTGACGGGTATCCGCCCGGGACCGAGTGCCAATGCCTGCGCTGCGGGAAGCCGTGGCGGACCCGGCAGGCCGGGAAGCCGCCGCAGTGTCCAAATTGCCACTCGTCGTATTGGGACAAGGAGCGGAAACCTCGCAAGGGGGTTTCACGTGGAACGGGAGGACCCGGTGGCACGATTCCTGGAAAATGAAGGCGACCTGTTCGGCGGCGACCGCGGCAAGGTGATGAAGGGGATTCTGCACAAGCCCCGAAAGAACGCGGCCGCTCCGAAGCCACGTAAGAAAAAAGAGCCCGTCGTCGAGCCCTTGCTGAGCAAGGCGCCGTACAAGCAGAGGATTAAGGATCTGCTGCTGGCGACCGGTTGGACGGTCTACGACGAGGACTTCCTGGCGAAGTGGGGCTTCAGCGGGGATACCGTGATCCGCCAGATGAACGGAGCGTTCCAGGCCAACGTGCTGTTCGTGCGGCGGCTGGTCCGGCTGGAGGCGATGTTCGAGAACGAGTTGAAGGCGGTCCACGCCGGTCTTATCAAGATGGCCCCGCCGAGAAGGGGAGAGCGCCCGGTGCGGTTGGATCTGCGGCGGGTCAAAACGGTGGTGGAGGACGGGAAGCGTGGGCTATGAAGATCAAGGATTTTGACTTGGTGACAAGGCGGGTGGTCTATTTGGCGCACATCGTCGATCAACGCCCCACGCCCGACAACCTTGCTCGCTTGAGGTTGGCGCTGGAAGACTTCGATAGAGTCCACGAGGCCGAACGCACAGAGAACCTTCTTCGCGCTTTGCGGGAGGCGGACATTGAAGTCTAGGCTCGTAAGCAGGGAAACCCTTGACGCCCGCATCGGTCGGCGTTGGAGAAGATGGGCCTATTTGGGAGACAACTTCAAGGAACGGCACGAAGGTTGGATGCGCTATATATTACTGCGGGGCGTGACAGTGCGGACGATCCAAATCAACAACTTGGACGATCCTCTGCTGGGCGACTTGGACCGTGAGAGGCTTCTCTCTGATTATCAGGAGCGGAAGTCTAAGAGAATATGGAGACTGCTGCGAGGGACGACTTAATATGGCTGACGTAAGAAGTATCAATAATCACCGCACGCTCGCGCCGGATCAGGCGACGGTGCTGCAGTGCAAGGCTGGCGGCGGGGAGTACACTCCCATCGGCGGTGAAAATGGAAAACAGTGCATGCTGTGCGCGATGGACAAGAAGG